GCGTGTGCCAGCAGACTTTGATGCTATCGTATTGCTTAGGCAGTTTAAGACGTGGACAGCATTTCGTATGTGGGTGATACAGACCTATGGCAATATCGTTGTAGATAAAGAGACGGATACGCTCATGCGCTCTTATAAACCCAAAATAAATTTGGGCGAAACCTTGTAAATGCTTTTGAGAATCAATCCGATGTATTAAATTTGTAGCATGGCATACGAACCAAGAGAAGGAGATGTTACCATCTTCAAGAACGACACCGACAACGAACGGGCACCTCAATATAAGGGGTACGCTATCATAGATGGCGAGAAAAGACAGATTGCCCTATGGGTGAAAGAAGGCGCAAAAGGAAAGTTCTTCTCTGGCACCGTTGAACTTACGCCTCGTCAGCAGCAGGGCCAACAGCCAGCCCAAAGGGCGGCAGCACCGCAAGCCCCTGCGCCTATACGCCAATCTGCGGGTGCTACTGCGCCGCCAGACGACGACTTGCCGTTCTAAGTAAACTTACGCAGGCTCAACAACTGCGGCTCGGCCTCTATGTAATAGGCATCACCGTTAGCCCTATCTCTGTAGGGGTTGAAGGTTACCTCAACAAGACCCGTAGGCTTATACTTACGGTTCTTGATAACGTGGTAACTATTCTGCCCCTGCTTAAACTCGTCTTTGAAGGTGGGTATTTTAATGTGCGGCACGGTCTTATTGCGTATAACAAACTGCTTGTCTAAGTAGGTAACGCCATCGTTTACCAGCCAAGATTCGTGGTTGTCGCCAGAGACTATCATGTGCGCCCCCTCTTGCATCCCCTGCATACGGCCCACTCCTAGCACGCCCTTACTTACCTCTCCGTAAGAGCCGCCAGAGTGCCTATAGAAGGTCTTATGGCTGGCTTGGTTTAGTTTCTTGTCGTCTCTTACCCATCGGTTTACTATCCACCCCGAATACTCTCCTAACATTACGGGGCTATTGTGTTCAACTTGCAGGCGGCGAATAATGAGTTTTAGCAAATCAATCTCTAGCTTATCTATGACAATAGTCTCATGGTTGCCATACGTTATAGAACCTAAAATGCTGGCGTAGGGGGCCAGCATCTCAGTAAACATATCTATTAGGCCGTTCATATAGTCAGAACGCTTTAGGGCTACGTCAATCTTGCTTTTAGATGAACGCCTATCGCTCTTGCCCTGCATCACATCTATCAAATCGCCTATATGGTGCCAGACAATCTGGTTTTGTAGGCAATAGTCTAAGACGTTCAGAAATGCCCCCTTGGCGGTGTCGGGGTTATCTACGTGCCCATCGGCAGTAAACACCTGCTTAAAGGGGGCTATTGCCCCAGTGTATTCGTAGATGTGTACGTTTTCAGATGGCTGCCTACGGGTTAAAATCATGTTGCAGTTTTGATGCGTGAAAAGGTCAAAAGCCTTAAAAATTGCCAGTTTTGATGTTTACTAGCATCATCATGTACATAAAGATAGAACAATTAAATATGACAGATTTGTCACATTAACTGCCAAGAATTGTGACATCTACCGTCTGCACAACCGTTGAGCCATTGCCCAATTTAGCCGTGCAGCGCAGCCTATACGTCCTAGAGGTGCCATTGCTATTGCCTAGCGTAGTACCATTGGCAGGTTGAATCGTTGTGAAGCTGCCTGTCGTGCTAGATATTCTCCAAGTGGCATCGGCGGCAACACGTTCCCACTTATACGATGCAGCCCCAGAGGCTTGCAGTTGCGCCGACTTAGTACCAAAGGGCTTAATGCCCCCGCCTATGATGGCTAGGCTAGTGCTATATGCGCCCGATAAATCTTGGTTAGACCATACAGAATAAATGCCAGGCCATATCTGCGACCCCGTGCCGTTAAACCAAGATTGCTGCTCACGGGCTGGCGAATAACCCCCTGATGGCAGGGCTACCATGCCTGATACTTGTGCTATGCTTGCCTTGCGGTAGGTGGTGTCGGCGTAGATGGCTTGGGCCATGCCAAAGATGTTCACATAGTTGGTGTTATAGTCGTCTCCATATTGGCTAGGCGGTGTGCCACAATAGGGTGAGAATATGGCTGTGCCACACGTATAAGGGGAGGCGTTATAGTGAGGGTCTGAGAAGGTAAAGTAAGTTAAATACCTGTCTAATACTAGCTTGATATTCTTTGGCTTTGTACCTACTAGCACAATAGTTTGTGCCGTGCCCCCCATTTGGGAAATGTCCATGATGGTAGCCCCGCGTTGGCGTAAGGATAGCTCGGCCTCTAGTATAGCCTCTACCACAATAGCCTGATACCAAACAGCCCCACGAGCAGGGTTCTTGTAATCCCCATTGCGAACAGACTCGGCTGTAGTCCCATCGGGATAAACAGCAAAGAACAGCCACGCATTTACAAAGGCTCGTACACTTGTAAGGCTTGCAGCGTTGCCCGTAAGTAGATAGTTGGAGCTAAGGCATTGCACGAAACTAGCATATACATTCCCAAATGCTTGCCCACTGCCCATAGCCCTTGGCCCTACGCCCGTTGTGGGGCTATAGTATAATACCTTGCTATCGGGAGGAAAGTTGTCGGTATAGATGCCCGACCTATTAGACATATCTAGGGCTAGGTAGTTAGGCATTCCGCTTGTAGCCATGCGGCTAGATATAAGCAGCCCTAAATAGTTGGCCCAACTGTTGCTATAGGCTGAATAGATAGCCCATTGCTCAGGAGTGAATAGGCTGCGCACACGGGCGGCGGCTTGGTTTAGGCGGCATTGCCAAACAGCCTCGTTGCTGAATGAAAAGGCATTAGGCTTGCGGGAGCCGTTTGTTGTAATAGGCAGGGCAGGCAAATCGCTTACGAAAGCCCCCTTATAACCAGATGGCGGCACGAGCGTAGCTTCGCGCATAAGAGAGCGCACTACGGCGTTTCCATAACTTGTATCGCCTGTCATAGCGAACATCATACTAGCCGCATCGTGTGCCATGCCTTGATAGCGGGGGTAGCCGCCACCAGCGCAACTATCAATATATCCACATGGGTAGCCGCCCCATATAACGCCAGCCGTATCGCCGTAGGTTGCTAACACGTACTGATTTTTGCGTAGGCGTTTAGCCCACATAAGCATGTCGGTGTACTCGGCGGGGGAGTTGGTAAACAAGTCTCCCTTTACGCGGTACTTGCCCGTAGCTATACGGGCATTGAGCATGGATATGTGCGCAGTGTTGGGTATCATCTGCGCAAATGAATTAGCAACAACTGTTGCCAAAATTGCAAGGGTTAAGAGTAAACGTTTCATCTTATTTTTTGTCGGTTAGATTGCCAAAGAAAATTGTGAAAGGAAGTTGGGGGATGGCTATGCCTAAGATAGCCCATAACGGCCACCAAGGCAGCCCTAGTGCCGCGCAGATTGCGCAACTAGTCATATAAATGCGGATGTATTTAAGACGGTGCCAGCCCGATTTGAAGAAAGTTATAAAAGGCTCTTGAAGCCAGTTGTATTTGCGGCCTAGTTTTGGGTCTCCATTAATATAAAGATACTGCCAATTTTCAGGGCCAAATAGCTTGGGGTATTTAATAGCCAGCCAAGCAGCCGTAGGGTGGAACGTGCATGAATCCATGTAGGCTTCTACAATTCCACTTGTTGCAAACAATGCCGCGATTGTAATTACTTGCCAAATAGCCATTTCTTAACTCCGTGATAAATGGCAACAAATACGGTTACAACAAGGCCAGCAATAATGGCCCATGTACAAGCAGCCCAAAGCAATTCTGGGTAAACGCCCGTAACGGCCCATATAATCAGGCCCACTGCAATTATAGCAGCTAGGGTAAGAAGGGTTTTGATACCGTTGTTCATTGCTTCTTGTTTTGGATTCCCGTCCAGATAGTGGCAATTAAAATTGAGACAGCAAAAACTATTAGCAGCGCAATAAGATTAGCCTGTCGTGTAAATTCCTTTTCTACCTTCTGCTCATGTAGTTTTAGGCAGACAAATACGATTGTGGATAGTACGGCCATTACAGCGGCCCATATCCCAAAAGCGGTGAGCCATTTACCGTACCATTTGTCGCGCTGTGTTGTGGGTGTGTTCATGATTAATCGGATGGTGTTTCTGTGCGGTTAATCGTAAACAATTTGTCATCGTACCAATATTCATCGGCATCAACAGGGCCGATAAATGTCTTGTAGGTTTTTACTTCTTGCGTGTCTGGGTCTGTTTCATTAAATACCTTATACCATCCACGTTCATTTTCAGGAATGTCCTCGGTGTTGCCTAGCTGCACCCCTTCCTGCTCCGATAACCACTGCCCTACTTGCGCACGGGCAGCATCTAAATCTGATTCCACAAAAGGGCCTGCTTGCTGAAAGATTCCCCCGTCTCTATTAACGCCATCAAACGGGCGAATAGATGGGGTGTAGGTGATAGTTGTCATGTTAAAACGCTTTTAAAATAATGTACCCTAAAGTTACACCACTGCCAGCGGTGGTTACGTTGGCCCTTACAAACTGGGCATTGATGTTATTTACGGTTAATTGAGATACGGCAGATGCGCCAGGTGTCAGCGTGCCAGGTATCGTGTACCAGTTTGTATTGTCATCGCTGCCTTCTAAGTTCAATACAAGCAAAGTGCCAACAACCGAAAGGAAACAAACCAACTGCAAGTTTGAAGACCCTTGTGTCTGTATAACCGTAGCAGATTTGCTGCTAATAGTACCTACCACAAGTGCCCTATCGTACATCTGAGTAATAGGAACGGGCAGTGTGTTGGTTTGAAGGCGAAGAATTGCACGGGTAACGCTTGTGCCAGATACAAGCGTTTGAACGTAACGCACCCTACTGCCTCGCAATCTTAGATGAGGGCTAGTGTACATGCCCGTTGCGCTAATACGCTCAAACTGATATACGTTAAACCAGTTTGTGCCACCATCGTAGGATTCCTGCACAACAACATCTATTATACCCGAACCAGTAACAGCGGTAACAGGTATCGCCACCTGATAGGCAGTACCAAATGTGGGAGTTATCGTACTTGTTGTAACCGAACCTGTTGCCGCACTTGCTGCATCTGTAATGCTCGACGGTATGCCTTGGTTGCCAGACGTAACAGAGGCTACCGTAGTTACGTTTGCAAGGGTAGGCAATGTTGTTATAGAGCCTACGGTAGTTACGGTTGCTAAGGTTTGTGTAGCGGCAATGCTTACGGTGGCGTTAAGGCTTCCCGCCGTTGCTTGCTGTACGTTGAGTTGAGCTGGGTTAAAGGGAAATTGGCTAAGAACAGCGTAGGCCCGTAATGCGCCAGAGGTTACACCCGTTGATAGACGAACACGCAAATAGTTTACGCCTTGTGTATTTATCTTAAATGTCCTAGTTGCAGCCGTTGGGGTAATGGCCGCAATTATTGGGTTGGCGTTTTGTACTGTTTCTTCAAAAATCTGTAAGGTGCGAGAGCCTATCGTAAAGCCAGAATCAAATGCTCCTTCTACAATATAACTACCAGTTGATGCCCCAGATACTACGGACAATGTTACAGAGCTATAAGCAGTAACATCTGTGGCGGTTGCGCCAGTGGCGTCTAATAAGTTGTTATAGGTTGTAGATGTGGCAGCATTAACACCTGTTATAGATTGTTGTTTAGGTAAGACGACAGGCCAAGATGATGACGGCGGGTTTATTCCTAAAACAGGGGTTTTACCATCTAAACTTAATAAACTTGTGTTAGAGATTGTTATATTATCACTTATAGCTTGTATTGCTTGTATTGTCCAATAAGTATTGTCTCGCAAACCAGCTCCGTGTATTGCATTAAGAGTAACTACTGTAGTTCCTGATTGATAAGCTGCTCCAGTAACTCTAGCTTTTTTAAATCCACCGCAATTGATACTATATATCCCATCAGGCTGCATTCCAGTGCTATATCGTCCAAGAGATACATTAAACAAATCCCCATAATTATTTGCACCTGAATAAGTTACAAAATTTGTTCCATCATTGCTGAACCAAACAGATAATCCTGAGCTACTTCCTCCACTCAATTGAATAGAAAGAACACTTGCACCGTTTAATGTTATTTCAACATAATCTGTATTTAAAACAAGATTTCCAGTAACCGTTTCAATTGCATCAATTACAGGCATAGAACCTGCTGCGTTAGAAGAACCTTTATCAGGTACTTTTCCAAGTAATCTTTTTACTAATGCAATTAAGCTAAATGTACCAGTATCAGAACTTGCTGACGTATCTGCCTTAGCACCAATGTTTGTGTCAAGATTGCCAACACTCGCATTGCCCGTTGTCTGTAATGCAGACGTAGCCGTTTTTGTGTTTACTAAATCCCAGAGCCCTTTGAGTATAGCAATAATAGACCAAGAAGATGAAGAATCTGTAGCCTTGGCATCGGCTGGAGAACCTAAATCCGCGTCTATGTTGCTGAGGCTAGTGTTAGCCGTTGCTTGATTTGTAGCCGTTGCCGCATCTGTGGCAAGAGGAACACTGGAAAGGCTTACAGGCTGTGTTACACCAGAGCCATCTACAGGCCACCTACCTGTAACAAGTGTGGGGAACTTCCCTAGCAATCGTTTAAACAACGCGATTAAGCTAAATGTCCCTGTGTCTGTGGTTGCGGCAGTATCGGCAGGCGCGCCAATAGCCGTATTCAAAGAAGTAAGAGCGGTATTGCCCGTGTCTTGCTTGGTGGCAGTGGATGGGTCGGTAGATTGCTTATTAAGTATTTGATTGAGCAAATCAACCGCATACTTCTGCAATGAAGTCAAGCTCCAAGACCCCGTGGAGTTGGTTGCTTTTGCGTCGTCAGCGTTGCCGCCGTTTGATGGTTCGTATGCCATGATTAAAGGATAGAAAAAGTGTCTAGTGTGGTGTCAAAGACCAAATCAACCGATGCCCTAGGTGGCAGTGTGCTTGGGCCAGAGCCATCCATTGTTTTGCCCGTGATAGATATGCTTGCAGACGCAGAGGTATTTTTCAATCGTAAAAAATCCCCATCTTGCCACGATGCCCCCGTGCTGATATTTACAGGATTAGCATTGGTTCCCGTAATCACGATTACGCCCGCACTGGTAGTCGTATTAAGATTAGCGCGAGTAATCACGGGTGAAGAAGATGTTGTTACTACCCGTGTGTAAGCGGCAACGGCACTGCCAGCCCCTACTATGTAGGCTTTCAGGTTTGCTAGCGTTACTTTTTTGCTTACCCCACTTGCACCACTGTCAGAAATAGCAACCGCATCTGCATCTACAGGAGTAGTTTTAGCTGTAAGGCCGTTTATCCATGTGGATAGGAAACTTGTTACCCAATCATAAGCTCCTTTGGCCGACAAGAACTTGATAGACGAGGTAGTGTTGCCAGACATTACGTCTGTTTTATTAGCAACGTTTTCTGGCGTAAAACCAAGTGCATTCTGCTTTGCGTTTAACGCAGACTGCAAATCGGTCTGGCTAGACAAAGTGCCCGTTATACTGCCCCATGTCCCACCGCCGCCACCTGTAACCGTGTAAGCACGGGTAGATAGCACATACGTGCCTCTAGTTTGGTCGGTGATGTTCTCGGCAAGGCCCGTAATAGTCGTAGAGCTGTTGCCGTAAACAATAAGCACCTTATTGCCGCCAGCACCTCCATCCGTAATCCGATACCTCTGGCCTACTACTATTGCAGAGGCAAGCACACGGGCATCTATATCAGCAGATGCAAGGGTTATCTCCTCATCATACACAAACCATGTATCTACGCCAGAAACGCCATTGTCTAGGCCATAGACCCCATAAAGTTCATCTACGGTATTATAAGCATCTAAGAACGTAGTCGGGCTATCCGCAAATACACGTATAGGGCTATATGTAGTGCTTGGCCCCACTGTAACAGCAAGGGCATTAGTTATCAAATAGAAGCCAACCGTATAGCCATCACCATCGCGCTCGGCTATCATTTGCGCACGAGTAACCTGCTTTACAGAAAGCGTGCCATTTTGTATGGCTGTATAGGTAGCAAGGTCTAAGTGGTAATACTGCCCCACGCTACCCCCCTGCAACCCCGCCAAGCTATTGTGTGTCCCAAATGCCCCATAGATGGGGCTTATCACCTGCGTAAATGGGCCATAGGAGGCTGGCTCTACTTGCAGCAGCCGCCCCACACGCACCATCGTAGCCAAGATGGTTTCTTGGTCAGCCAATGCCAGCGTAGGGGAATTTGTAATTGCCGCCGTAAGCACCCACAAGGTATTAAACTTGTCGGTAAGCACCACATTGGCGTTATCACGGGCATAGCTTTCTGCAATGGCTAAAGCCCATTGTTTAAGCACGGTCTCCGCCCGTAATAGCAGTGTTTCTTTGGTATCTGTTAGCATCCGCAATCCGCCTCCCCGCAGAGTGTTTGTAAACTGTCAAACAAGGTTGCCGCAGCAGTCATATCGTTATCGGCTAGGGCAGAGGCAAGGCCACGCATAAGCAACCCCTTCTGTTCATAGCACGTATCGCACCCGCCAGCAAGAACGTTGTTAGACTGGCTATCTAGTGCCTCATTTACGCAGGCAATAACAGCACACCCCGCCAGCACGGGCACAGGCACCACAAACCATCCATCGGCTTGTGCCGCCGTTTCTGGGATGCTATTGCCCACATAAAACGCATAGTTGGCAGATAGGGGTAAGCCCATTAGGTAGGCTTGATAGACCCCTTGGGCTGGCAGCGAGGCCGACAACTGCCAAGGTATTAAAGTAGGCGTTTGCGAGGTTGGGTTGTAGGTAGTTATATCTACAGCCCCCGTAACCTCATCTAGCGTGTAACTTCTATAGGCCCAATACAAGTTTAATTCAGACCGCTTTGGGCGTAGAGGGTCATAGGCTGCGGTCTCTGGGTTGTAGCCGCTTGGGTCTGTAGGATATACCCCCGTAGAATCCGTTAGGGTCATGGTGGAGCAGTCCGAGGACATCATGGCCGTAGCCGATAGGCGTAGGTTTAGCTCGGTGCGGCTATAGGTAATCACCCGCACATTGGCGGTGCCAGCCGTTATAATCCGTACCTTACGCTCTAACGGGATAAGGCGCACTTGGGCATATCCGCTAGAAATCAAACGCACCTTCCTCTCTAGGGGTATTACACGCACTTGTGCATACCCCGCCGAGATAACCCTTAAATTGCGTTCAAGAGGGATAACACGTACTCGTGCTATCCCTGCGGATATAACCCGTACTTTAGCCATGTTCTACAAATAGCCTAAGAGCGTGTCAGAATAAGGGGTTACGCCAACAGTTATCTGATAGTTTGGAAGCGTCTCATTGGTGAAGAAGTCGTAAATGGTTTTGGCCGAGATAAATCCTACACCTCCAAGCGGCGATAACGCTAGCCACGTAAACGATGGCAGGGCCGTGATGTAAGTGCCATCATTAGCATAGCTGTTAAGCCTGTTGAGGGTAAGGTTAATGCTCGTAGGCGAGATGGGTGAGTTGGGGGAACCTACGGTTGATTCTTGGAAGCAGGCATAGTAGGCAGGATTGGCTAGGTTGCCCGAATTGCCACTGATAGGTGTGCGAGCATGGTATGGTGTTGCTACGCTCACCTGCGTGCCAGATACGGTTACAGCAGGAATACGCACTAGCACCTTCTCATTCACCGCCAGCCTAAAGCCTGTTTGGCCGTAGCCTGTTGCACCAGAAACGGCTACCGCAGGGGCAGCCTCTAGCGTAAGAGATGTATTGCTGGCTATCGCAGCAACAATACCAAGGAAAGTGGGGCCAGCCCCCGTATAGAGGATATCCCCTACGGCAACCTGCGAGGTGAATGTGGTGGATGTGCCCGTAACGGTCGTGCCGCTAGAGGCTAGGGTTCCCGCTAATGTGGCAAGCTGCCCCAACTCGTTGATTGGGGTGCCACTACCAGAAGCAGATACAGCGATAGCACGGTTGGTCGTATTATCACGGTAAAACTTGATATTGGAGAACGTGTCGGTTGTAGTTGGGATAGGCACTTTAAATACGGGGTTTGGTTATGCACAAAAGTAATACATCCCCCAAGCCCCTTATATATCAGCGTACTACCTTGCCCGTTTCTCTATGTCCATTACCCTGCCAAAGTATTGATGCCGAAGGTTAAAGACATTGGCTAGTATCTTCTCTTGGCAATACTTATCTTCGGCATCTTTGCCCTCTTGCGCTAATAGCGTTTTCTTAAAGCCCAAATGCGAGTACGGCTTTTGCCCTTCTGGCATGGAAATATGCTTGGCATATTGCACAAGCGAATCAGTAGAAGATACCAAGTCATATAAAAACTTCTGCTCAATCAAGCAAATCAACTCCCAATCATATTTTATAGGTACGAAGTGGTATGCGTTGTCAATATCAAATGTTACCGAGCTAGCATACGCTAACGCACTAGATAGCCATTCCTTAAAAATGTTACCGTGCGGGAAGTAAAGCAAAGACGTGTTAAACATTTGTGTGGAGTTATGGTTATACCATTCAGGCCACTTGTAATTATTGGGCGTGTAATGCTCTATCGGCATATAAGGGTTATCCTCTAGGTGAGCAACCACTAAGCGCGTATCATCTATTTGCGTATGAAGCACGGCATCCGTATCTATCATTAAGATATTGGGGCCACATAGGCGCATCTTATCCATTGCCCAGAATAAGCCCGTATCTATATGGTCTTTGTCGGGCAATAGATGTATAGAGGTATAGAGGCAAGATAGCTTCGTTTTTACGACCATATCTATCATACTCTTATCCCCCCAAAACTCAAAGGGTAGGTCGGGGTATAGGTCTCTGGCCTCCAGCACTGACCATGCTTGAAGGGCGTATAAATAAGACGGCAGTGTCTTATCTCCTAACCGATATACGTGTCGTAGTTTTTGTATCACACTACAAAAGTAAGACCCCACTGTGATTACAATGGGGTCTATTTAAAATGGAGAATATGGTTGCCGTTTATACGGGCCGCATATTCTCTTGTAGCCACGTTAGCTTTTCAGCCGCCGCATCGGTAAGCCCCTCTTGGATGTCCTTGTCATAGGCATCCATAACCTCCATCTCTTTCTTAAAGAAGTCGGGCACACGCTTCATAAGCCCTGCATTATCACGCAAGAATCGGGCTATACGCTCGGCGTGTAAATCACGCATGTCTTGTATGGTAGCCATTACTTAGTCGCTGCTGCCTTCTTGGGCTTTATGTGGTCGCGGAAGAACTGCTCACCTACAGGGTCGGTCTCTACCCAATCTACGAACAAGTCAATAGATTCTTCTATGGGGCGGTAGAAGCGTTTGTATGCCTCGCTGTTGCGGTCTAACTTAACGGCGCACTCATTGGCATCCCAATAGATGCGGTTGTCGTCAATAGCCTCAAAAATGGCTATGCGTTTCGTGGCCCGTTGGTCGGTGCCGTCTATCACAGCCTTAATACGTGCGGCTAATTTGGCATCGTCGCACATCTCCAAGATGTTCTGCATATAGATGGCAGCCTCATCTTCGGTAGCCATAGCGGAGTTCTGTTTTACAATGCTTGGGTAGCCAATTTTGTATAGCAGTTCTTTGTAGGCGGGGATGTGGTTCTTTTCGGGGGTAGTGCTGCTGAATGAGTACACCGCCGACTTGGCAAGAGTGATAACGCGCCCGTCTTCTGTTTTCTCCCGTGCGCTTTTCTCTGGCTTGTCAATAGATGCTTGCCAGCCGCCGATAGGCTCCCTGTCGGAGATAATGTTGCCCTCTACATAGGGGCATACAAGTAGGTACTCTAGCAGTTCACGGTCGGGCAATACCCGTGTGTCTAGCCTACGCACGCCGCCACGTATTTCAATAGGCGCAAATTTCTTGTCTGCCTTGGGGTTGTCCACAAAAAAGCCCATCTTGAGAGGGTAGTATTCTTCTTTTTCTGGGTCATACCAGTCTCTATCAAAGCGGTTGTGGACATGGCGAGTGCCCCAGATGCGGGTAGGGTTAGCGGGTAGGCTCATAGGGTGTACGCCACCGTCTAGCAATTCGGGGCCACCTACACGTACATTCTCAATGGTCTTTTGTGGGGAGCGTATGATAGCTACCTTGGCAAATTGGCCTTTGACCTTGTATATGTTCATGGCCTCGGCAAGCAGTTTATCTAGGGCCGCAGGGATTTCGTTAAAGGTTTCTGTAACACCTGCGCCTACGGGCACAATTCTCTTTCGCATACGTTGTGATTTTTTGTGTACCCAAATATAAAATAAGTTTTAAGGCCGTTTTTTGGGCAGGCCGTTTATATTTGTTGCGTGAAATTATACTATGAACACCAAGGGATAACCGTCTATCACGGTGATTGTATGGACTTGCTGGCCCAAGCAAAGGATAAAGAGTATGACCTTGCTATTTGCGACCCGCCGTATGGCATTGGCATTGCTAATAACTCAGTGCGGCAGATGCACAAAAAAAAGGGCTGGGACAATGCGATACCAGATGAAAAGTATTTTGGCGCATTTTTTGCTAAAACATTAAGCCAAATAGTGTGGGGTGGTAATTATTTCCCATTGCCGCCAACTCAAAACTATATCATTTGGGATAAGAAACAGCCAGAAGATTTTAGCCTAGCGATGGCAGAACTTGCGTGGTGTTCTATCCAGAAGCCAGCTAAAATATTTAGGTATTCAGTCTTAACGGAGCAGGGCAAAATTCACCCTACTCAAAAACCCGTTGCCCTATACAAGTGGCTTCTAAAAAACTACGCCAAAGAAGGTGATACTATTTTGGACACGCACGGCGGCTCTCTTAGCATAGCAATAGCCTGCCACGATATGGGATTTAAGCTAACGGTTATTGAGCAAGATGAGGAATACTTAGAGAAAGCCGTTAAACGGCTTATTAAACACCAGTCGCAAATACAGATATTCTAAAAGCAAAAGCCCCACCTTGCGTTGGCAAGGCAGGGCAAAATTGCTTCCCTTATTGAGTGAACCTATCCAGACTAAGAGCCTAGGATAAGTTGCAACTTGCTTGGCGAGGTTACCTGCAAAGCCTGCTCAGAGAGAATGTTCATCTGCGTGGTATCAAGGCCACCGTTGTTGTCTATATTTTTATAGACCATACGGTAGCGGCGAGTTTGGTTACCAGGGGCAGAGCCAGTCAGATAACGCCATGTCATAGTAGGCAACGTGCCAGTGGTAACAATACCTTTGCCTGTGCCTACACCATGACCTTCTGACATCGGGAATACTATGCCAGAGTAGTTGTACTTATCGGCTAGGCCGAGCGTACCACGGAACTTGTGCATAGATTCGCTGGCGTATTTTTTCATCACACGCACACCGCCCAAGTCAAAGCCTGAGAAGCCAAAGTCAAGGAGCTTTTGGTTGTACACAACCGCACCGTTTTTGAAGCGGTCTCCCATAGACAAGTCAATGTCATTTGACAGGTTTAGGGTAGAACGCAACAGTAAAGTATCGCCGCCTTGTTCGGTAACTTGGTACTGCGTTAGGGCATACAAGTCCTCAAGCACAAACCCACCTTTAGGGATGTTTTGTGTGTTGCCGAAGTCTTGGGCCAACTTGTACATACCTTTGAAGGCAGTGTGTACGCCATCAGCCAAGGTGTAGCTGCCACCTTCTGAGTACATGGCAGCGTAGGCGATGTCCAACTTGTGAAGGATGGCCGCAATCGCCGTAGCCTTGTTGTACTGGCTAAAGTTGCCTTGCCCATCAGATACGTTGTAAACAATACCTGCCTCATCTGTGCCCGTCATGGCAGAGATACCATTACGGAAGATTTGCAGTTGGGCTTGGAATAGGCTGTACAACTGTGTGGTGCCATCAACCATGCCGCCACCTTTGGCCTGCACGTTATCCAGAGGTATGATAGCATCGCCAACGGCAATGGTAGTCATATCAAAGGTGGAGCTATCATCACGCCGCAACACTACAGTGTGGCCCGAAGCCGACGTAGAAGATGCGTCAGAGGTTTTAACAATGGCTTGCACAGCACCGTTGGCTACACGCACACGCTGGCCTACTACTAAAGTAGATTTGTAGTATGCTGTTGCGCCTACAACACCCGCACGGCCAATAACCGAGGCAGGGTCAAGGGTGATGGTTACTTCGGCAGCCGTACCTGATACAGACAATACGGTTGCGCCTGTAGATACAGACCCCATCTCATAGTGGAAGATGGCATCGGAGCGGGAGGCTTCGTATGAGCCGCCATATATCTGCTCAATTTCGTCGTAGAAACCTACGTCGTTGTAGTTGGCTACACCCTGTTTTTTTAGGTCGGCGTACTTCAAAAGATAGTCACCGTTCACTAACGCTGGGTCAAAACCGCCTACGTTCCCTTGCGGGTTGTTAGCAATCTGGTTCATTGGGTTTTAGTCGGGGGATTGGGGTTTTTGTGGTTGGAGAAATGGGCCAGACCTAAATAGGTCGGCCCCAGATGTCTTTGCGTTGTGGCCCTGTACGCACAGCAGTTTCGGTGTACCCACCGTTACCACCTGCATTGTTATTAGGGCTACCTTGGCTTGGCAGCGTAGGTTGGACACCCGCTAGGTTTTGCGCAATATGTTGGCTGCTGTTTTTTTGACCTTGAGCAAACCGCTCTGTGCCAACTTTTTTAACAACATCCTCTAACATGCGTGATGCGGCGAACAGTCTTACATACGCAGCCGTGTCGGGCTGGTTTGACAAATCGCCCCCATATACAGTGTTAATGAAATGGGTGGCGGGGTCGGCCTTTGCAATCTCTAGCTCCTGCCTTAATTGCTCTGGCAACTCCTCAAAAGTATATGAGAAGTCAGGGCTACCCTCAAATATCCGTCCCGCAGGAATCTCCAACTTAAACTCTTTCGTCAATGCCTCCCGTGCTTGGGCAAGCAATACAGCGGGGGCGGCTGTCGGGGCTGGCTGCTCACGCTCCCAACTAAACCGTTTGGCCTCCTCATCAAGAGTAGATACTACCTTACCAGAGGCTACACGTAGGGCGTAGTTGTAGGCAGATATTTCATCTTCATAGGTGCGCTGCGCTGCGGCAAATTCGGCGCGTTCATCTTCCGTAGAGAACTCGTCTAGTTCGGCAGGCTTAGGGGGCGGTGTCCCAAATCTATTGCGGAACTCGCGTTCAATGTACACGGGTGGCGCATCCTTATACTCACGCTGTATGCCAAGTTTAAGGAGGGCGGCGGGGTCGGCCTCGGCCATAGTCTTATACTTGCCCGATTTCAAGAACGCTAGTTCTTGGATGCTGTCGGGGTTGTCCTCAAAGGCTTTAAGGACTTCTTGGGCGTAGGGGGCATTGACACGCTCGGCATAGTCAATACGGGCTTGTATAGCCTCCATAGAGGCATAGCCATACTTTGCTTGTATGGCGGCATTTATTTGCTCGGCGGTAGGCTCATGCGGGGCCGTAGGGGCTACAGGCTCGGTGGCTGTTTGGGCTGGGTCGGGTTCTTGTTGGTTGGGGTTGCCGCCAGCATTGAAAGTAGGGTTTTGAAGGTACTCTTGCCCTTCAATAACGGTGCTTTCTCCATTAGGGGTTACTGCTGTAACGACAAATCTTGGCTCTTCCATAAGGGGATGGGGTTATTACAAGGGTAAAGATAAAAAAAGTTGAAAGGTGATTTTTTCTTACATCAAGTTTTGTGGGATACACTTGGGCCTCGTTCTTTTTACGCCAAAGAACTAACAAAAGCATCGCCTCCTACGCCACAGGCACCTCAGCCTGCTCCTGAGCCATCGGCTCCTGCATAGGCTCGGCCTGCTCAACGGCAGCAGGCTCTTGTTGTTGTTGCATGGGCTGCTGTTGCGGCCCTTGTGCATTATTGAGGATAGACTTTAGTATCTCCTCCCCCTTCTTAGCGTTAGGCTTATCGCCCCCATTAAGCACGGCCTTAACGGCCTCTGTAAGCATAGGGGTTATCATGTTATTATTTTGAGCCGCCTGCGCACGCAATGCCTCCACAGCCAGCAAGCCATCGTTCTCAATACGCTGGAGCATAATCTTGCCATCTATCTCAGCCTTAATCTGCTCCATCTTCATCTGGTGCGTAGCCATAGCAGATTCTTGCTGCCCTTGTATCGTCATTTGCTGGTTCTGCGCCGCCGCCTCTTGTGCCGCCCGTGTCCTCTTAGCCTCACGTACCGCAAGTATTTCCTCGGCCTGATGGATGTTGTCTATGTTAAGCACAAAGAAATAGTCGGCTTGGGTAATAGCCTGACGTGCTAATGCCGCCGCCGCCGCTTGCTCAAACCTCTGCTTTTCTAAAACCGTAGGCTTAACAACAACCTTTACGCCCATGATAGTATCATGGAAACTCTCATCCAACTTATAGGGCTGCGTACCACTTACCCCCTCACGTTCCCTGCGTAAGTATTGCTCACGGCATACTATCAACTTAGAGAAATACTCTACCATCCTACGGGAAGATGAGGCAATACCCTCAAGCACGTTGTCGGTGCCTTGCAGGGCCAGCATTTGCGTGGAGTTGGTTATCTCGGCACTCTGTATCTGCCCAGACGAAATGCCCGTAACGCCCGTTATAGAGCGCAATAGGGCTATGTCGCTATTTAGCTGCCCTACCAAGAACTGTAACTGCTGCGCATCGGGTGTAGGCACAAGCTCAATAGCACGGCCACTTGCATTGGGGTGCATCTTCGTGGCAACCGTATTCTTTAACAGAATATGCTCGGTCTTATAGATGCGTATAACTTCTTGGGGACTAATTGCTTTACCGCCCCCAAAGGAAGAGCTTATTTCGGCCATTAACCCCATGTCTATCTCCTCCTTATAGGGCGTATAACGCTGCATAAGGGCAGACAGGTTTTTCCATGTGCGCTGTATCTGCCTAGCAACGGGAACCATCTGCTCCACCATAGACTTCTTAGCCCCCGCAAAAGCATCGGGGGCATCAAAGTAGAAGGAGGACATGGCCTTCCAAGGCTTTACAATCTTCATGTCTCTGGGGTCTTTGGCAAGCGGGTCTCTACCCTGCCCTTCCACTAAGCCCCAGTTATACATGATGTTTGTGCCTATCACATACTGGCCCCCATACCACGCATTAGCGGTATAGACTTGCTCGGATATGATACGCTCACTAGCCGCCAACACTTCTGGCGAGGTCGGCTTCCTATTAGATTCTATATACGTTCTTGGGAAGCCATCTTGCCCCAATTTGGTACGCTCAATAATGGTTAATAGGCTGTAATACTCAAAGTCAAGCACGGGCACGGAATCATTCACATCTCCCGTAAAATCCCCTAACTGCTGCGCTTGATTCTGATACCACCAGCCGCTACCCCTCTTGGCATTGAGTTCTTTTATCTGGTCGTCTGTTAGCCCTCTTCCGCCGTTAGATTCTTTGGCACGTTCTATAATCTCGCCTACCTTTAAGTAGCGCACTACACCATAATACCTAGCATTGCCATCTTGCAGGTAGCGCAGGTCAAAGATGAAGTCCTCCATAGGGCAACGCTCTAAGACGTGTTCCCCATTTATGTAGGAACACTTAACAGCACCCCATCCTAGTGTGGCTAGGTATAACTGATACTGCCGTGCAACAACTTCTAAGTTGTTTTCGGCAAAGACTTGCTCCAAGAACAACTCCCCATTCATGGCCTGCTTAAACACGGGCCTTGTCTGCAAGAGCATACGGAGTTCATCATCATCATCGGGCACTTGGTCGGGCGTAAGACCTATCTGTTTGAGCAGGTCTGTAAACTGCATACCCGATTCAGCAAACGCCTTATAGGTGCGTATGATAGCCTCGTAATCCCTGCGCACATCATTGCTGGCTGCATCTATGGGCACCAGCAAGGGGCGTAGTTCTTGCTTAGACAATACCCCCATTACCGTACCAAGCAACATAGGGATAACCGATAGCATATCGTCTTGCTCTAGCCTATTGGCTCCTATGTGTGCCTTTGGTACGACCTCGCCATCAAATGCGCTGCCCGTGCCAGGTGTTACGCCAGAGGCTAAGAGCGTATTGTTTCCCGTAGGTGTTAGGGCCATGTAGCCCGTAGCATATTTAGCTAGGTCTAACACACGCGAACGCCCCCCTGCCATAGGGTAAGTACGCATCCAAATTTGCTCTAGGGTCTTGGCAACATCCATGTGCCATTTGAACCCTTTTTCTGGCTCGGTATCTTTCGGGAATTGGGCCATAATGGTATTTTACTCAATAAAGGTATCGGGTTTGTTTAAGGTGTAGCACCTTGCACGTACACACCATCTTTGTACTATCAAAATTGTTTAAGTTAGGTGCTATGAAGCTGGAAGTTTTACGAACCGATTACCACGAAGATAGGGTTTTAGGCAGGTTGCTTATTGATGGCGTGTTCTTCTGCCATACCCTAGAGGATAAAAGACGTTGGGATGGTTCTAAGGTTTTTGGGAGGACGTGTATCCCCTCTGGCACATATAATGTGGTGCTTACAATGTCTAAGCGTTTTGGTAGGTTGCTTCCTCTTTTAGAGAATGTGCCTAACTTTGACGCTATCAGAATACATCGGGGCAACACCGATAAGGACACGCATGGGTGTGTTTTAGTGGGTATGGATGTAGCCCCCGACCAATCTGCTATATTAAACTCTCGTGTTGCCGAAGAAGCCTTAATGGCTAAGTTAGAAGTGGCTTACAAAGCCAAGGAGCCTATCACCATTAAAGTAACCGACACGAACTAAGATGAACGCATCCTCACACAACACCGACTTTGATATTCCATTGCCAATTCTTAATATGGCATCTACGATAAGCGTTATGCTAGGAGCAATCATCAATGGCATACCTACTAACTTTTTCCCAAAGGATTTAGCAGGGTGGCTTACGGTTTTGGTTCTTGGCTCCATAGCCATCTTGAACCTAATGAAAATCTTTGGCGCGGCCAAAAAGAAAAACAATGACGACCATGAGCCAGTTCAGCCCTAACACACGCGCATGGGTATTGTCGCTAATCCCACTACTTGCTTTAGTTGTATGGATAGCTGCATCTATCTTTGATAAAGCAAGTAAAGAAGATACCATTGCTCCTACGCCGCAAAGTGTGCGTAGATTAGAGGCTCAATCTACGCAAGCCAAGAAAGTATATGAGAAACAAGCAGACACCCTCAAAACCATTATTGCACGTACTGCAATATCTTCTAAGAAATTGCAGGTTGTTTTGGCTCCTTGGGCTGGCGTTACTATTGCTGACACCTTGCCTAGCGCAGAGGAGTTATGGGCAAAGAGTGATAGCGTTACGGCCCAATACACTCACTAAGGATAGCCTTATATGCTTTACGCCTGCTTTGTATAAGCAGGTACAATCTCGGTATAACGCTACCATAAAGAGTAAGCCACTGCTAGACGATGTGGCTAAGGGCGAGGCCGCAAGAGACACCCTTATAGCCCTTATGCAAGGGGAAATGGATAGGCGCGATAGCGTATGCACCTTAGAGCAGATAGAATGGGCCAAAGACGTAGCCTATGAACGCAAGAACGCCAAGCGTAATAGGTGGGCCTATGCTGGCGCAGGGGCTTTGGGTGTGCTTATACTACGTGCCCTTGTGAAATAGTTTTGATGCGTTAAATTTGTGGCATGGATGCCAAATATTTTGAGGGTAAACTAGCGGGGCCAGGAATGGTAATCGTAAAACTAGACAATGAACACATCTCCTACATGGAGACCCCTAGCGGGTTTCGGCTGTATGTAGAGGGTAGCACCCTCACCAAAGACAAGCAGTATAAGGGCACGGTTGTATGCCCCCCTTGTATGCCCCCCTCTAAGTCCACTAGCCCCGACAGCGTATTCACTATATGGGAACAGAAAGACATCTATCTATCCGATATGCCCATGCCTGAACTACGTGCAGGCGATACAGTCTATTTCATGTTTACTGGTTCCCGCAGTGATAAGCGCATCCCAGGGTACGAGGAGTTGTTCCTTATGGCGCACACACAGATTTATGGGTACGTGCGCGATGGGCAGTTTAACGTGTATGGCGGCTGGAATCTATTAGAGCCTGTTTTTACAGAGGATAATGTATCAGAGGGGCTAGTGCCTAATACCTATTGGACAAAACGACCATCGGGCATACATGCGCAAGCGTTCCCCCTTACGGGGGTGGGTAAGGTAGTGTTTGAGGGGCAGCCTGTAAAGGGGCTGGCTATGCGCAAGGGCGATTGCATTGTATTACCCCGCAAACAGCAGAGAGGCTTACGGTGGTCATATAAGGTGCCTCTGTTCGGTGGATATGATAACCTAGTAGCGGTGCCATCATTTTATCAGGATGGGGTGCTAGAGGGTGTGCATGGATATTCAGACATAGTGCGCAAGTAAAATATTTGTTGCTTAAATATCTAGCACACAAATATGGGTGTAGGCTTCGGGGCTAAGGTACTTTTGTCTTGAACCCTAACCCAAAAATCACATGGCTGGAATTAAAGTTAAAGTATCTAAAACAGGCTATCAGTACAAGACCGTTGCTGGTGCCCCTACCGCCTTTGGCTACTACATTGCCGAGAACATCTTGCTTGACAAAGGTGTTGGCACACGGCCTGGTGCTTCTACTGCACTGCCTGGTGCGTTCTTCTATTATGCCCCTCCTGGTGGCACCCGCTCTCAGCGTGTAGAGATTGAAAACACTGTTGCCAACTTGCTTACGGGCATAGGCACCGCTTTAGGCGGCACAGGCGTTACTACTGTATCGTAGTGCCACACACACATATTGGCTTATGAAAAAAGGAGGGTTATGCCCTCCTTTTCTTTTATGGTATTGTGTTGTGGGCGATTAGGCGGGAGTTGAATATAGCGGCGGTATCAAGACCGTTTCGAACCGTAAATGCTATTGCCCCAGCCATCAAGTCTAAGTCTATTATTGACTTGGAAGCTGGCAAGAATATAGACGTTTTACCGTCTTCTGTCATTACAACTATCTCGTGCAAGTCGGGGCATGGGTAGCTTTCAAACCCATCTAATGTATTTACGTTAAAGCTAACACGGTTGTTTTTTACAAGCCCTGAATCCCAAATTTTATCTCCAGCCCAACAAGCCTTCGTCAATATCTTGCCGTTCTCATCCACGCCAATACCAGCATCTTTCAAGGCTTTGCATGTGGCGAGGGAGGGGTAGTGTTTAGGGTTGTAGGTCATGGTTGTCAAAAAGTTTAACGTCTTTGGGAATAAGTTTGAGTATCGGGAATTTGCCCATCGCTAAGATTATTTCAATCATCTTAGACATCTTGAGGTCAGATTCCCCATTGAGCAACATACGCATAGCTCGTTTTGATAAGCCAAGCCTCTAGCGTAGTTCTTCGGCAGATAGCCCCTCCTGCTCCATGAATTTACTAGCAGCATCATACAAAAGAAGTTGCCAGTCCTGCTCATGGTAGGCGGGGCGGCTAAGTAGTTGCTCTCTGGGGGTCATTGACTACGCCGCAGGGGGTGGCATTACTTGCGCAATGTATATAGACGGGAACCCGCTTTCGGGGGCTATGGAAATCATAGGCGGTCTGTTAGGCCCAAAATCTACTAGGCTAGCCGTCAATGGCACATTGTCAAATACAGACAACGACTTGGTAAGCAATGCCCCCGATAGACTTACCTCGGCAAACTTATGCAATGCCTGCCCCCCTTCCATCTCCTCATAGATAGAGTTATTGGAGGCCGAATCACTAGCATATAGAGTAACCTTTTTGCCCTTGGGAGCTATATGGGTTATGTTGGCATCGGCCTCTACCCCGTAGTTGGGAGACATCATATTGCAACGCTGCACAATAAACGAAGTCTCTGGCAGGGAGAATGTAAATGCCTCTGTCCTTCCAGCAGAAATGTGTGGCGCATAGAATGGCTTATCATCTTCGCCAATGGTCTCTGTGTTGATACGGGCAGCCACACTGGCAAGTGTATTGCCATCTTTGTCAAAGCGCACTAGGGATATGCCATTGCTATATAGGAACAACTTATAAAAATCCCCCTCTTGCCCCAAGCGCAATACGTCAAGCATACGCTTAACACAATAGTCGGGTACATACGTGCGGAACACACCTTCCATACCCTCTATACCTTGGAACTTATCTCTGTATAGGGTGGCAGAGGTTGCCGAGGCAACAAAGAAATCATCGCCATCAGAGAATAGGGTAACGCACTCAAAGAACGGCCTAAGTTGATTATGTGGGTCGCAGAAAACAAGGGCATTGCTTAGTGTATTTGCAAAAAGCTCTGCCTCTACGGTGAGCGAGGAGATAGGGTTCTCTTGGTTTTGTGTGGGCCAGTCTTTTGGGTCTTGGCCTGCAATGGCTGTCTTGCCATTGCGGTCATACAATACATGCACCCCAAATGGGCCATCGGCTTTTATGACTATGTTTTGGTTGGTGTTCTCTTTGGCAAGCAAGTCTATAAGACCAGATAGCCTATTGGCAGGGATGCACACATCCATATCAGCCCCAACGGCGCAGGGCACATATAGGTATAGGCTGGCCCCCATGTCGGCGGCACGTATCTGCAACTTGCTAGACTTTGCATCGGCAGTAAGCCGAAAATTCTCTAGGATGGGGAGGATGGCGTTAGAGGGTACAAAACGCTTTGCCGTTGATAATGCCTTGGCAAGTTTGGCTGCGGAGATTGTAAACATAGTTGGGGCTAAGAAAGGTAAGAAACGATTGTGGAGAACTTGGATTGCTGGTCTAGGCGGAACATGCTTATAAGGTCATGGTGTAATGGAACACTCTCTAGTCCATTGGATATGGCATTAAACAGAGACGTGGGGATGATTTGCCCATTATCAAACCGATACTCGGTTTGTGAACGGGAATAGTTAGGCCCAACAGATACCCGCCCGAAAAGGGCGGATTCTAGCATGTGGGTATTAGAGCGACACTGATTGAAGGGCGTGTCGGCAAGTAGTTTCAAGCACACATGCCCACTGTCTTCTCTAAGGATTTTGAAGTAGTCCATAAGGTCAGGCTCCCATGCCCGTGAATAGACTGTTACGCCCCGTGAATGGTCAGAGGCGAAGCCAAAGCCCGAAGGGGCTGGCTCACACCCGACAAATATCCATGTAACATTGTCAAACATCTTATAGACCTCTATAAGGGCTGCTTTCTCGCTGTCAGATACATGGCCACGCACAAGTATAGACTTTGGTTCCTTGGGCAATGTACCCGCCCCCAAAGAGGATAATACTTGCTGTGGCAGCCACGCATCTACAACCTCATGGCGCACCTTGCCAATGTTTAGGTATGGCAAGATGTTTTTGTTAGATACGGTAAGCGCATCTATATTCGGGCGCAGCATTTCTATGGCCTTGGTGGCGTTATCCTTGAAGGTGGGCATAACCTCCAGCAAACGGCTAGAGGCATCATGCCTGCCTACCCAATGGTTGTCGTCTATGTCTAGCCATACCTTCAATCCGAAGTGTTGGGCATAGTCTATATAGGCCAAGCTAAGGGAGTCTGTGGGCGACTGGATGTACAAGACATCTTCGCCGCAGAAATGCTCCCAAGAGGGTCTATCGCCTTCTATAATAGTTACCCTGCCAAACAGGGATAGCTGTGGGATGCCTCGGTAGAAAGATTGGGCAGAACCCGCCCCCGTAGGGGAGTAATAGACTATTTTTATCTGCTTTTTGTCAGCCATACTACTTGATAGAAAGGGAAATGTTGGTGGCTATGTAGGCTCCGTCAATGGTCTCGCCTGATTTGATGGCTTCTTTGATGGCAGCCTTATCTACGGACTGCTCGGTCTTTGTTTTCACGTACTGCTCTGGCAGCGTACCCAAGTCCTCGGTAGTGATAACCACACTCTCCGACCTGCGCTCCATAAACTTCACGGGTACGCCATTTGTCGTAGTGAAGTCATACACTTTGTTGCCAGACTTATTGGGCGCACCAAAGGTTTGTGTGGCAAGTAGCAAGCCCGTCTCTAGTTGCTCGGCCTGCTTGTTGAGGCGTTTCTTGATGTCGGCTAGACGCTTGTTCTCTTTGTCAATAGCCTCTAACTTCATCTGCACGTCTGACCAAATGTGGATGTAGGCAGATATTTTCTTCTCCTTGTTGGCCTCGTTTATCTCTAAAAGGGCAGCAATTTCGGGGGTTATCTCGCCTTCTGCCGCCTCTAAGGTTTCGGCTATCTGGCTGTACTCTTGGGTGATTTCGTATAAGTTCACGGTTGTTTGAATTGGTTGCTACAAAGATGAACTAAACCAAGTTGGTCTCACAAATATCATGTAAGGTATTCTGAACATTTAATAATTTATTTTGTATCATCACCTCACAATCTGCCATCTTGGTTAGCGGGGTTAAGTGTGGCAAGTGTGTAAGAGAACAGTTTGGGCACCGTAGGCACACCTCTAAAAACGTTTTTATCCCTAGCCCCATGCACATCGCCGCTAGTACCGACTGATTCCCAAAGAACGCCTCCACATGGCCTAGTTCCCGTGCCGCTTCCATCAGGTCTTTGGTATAGACAAACTCCATATCTTGCTTGCGATAGGCAAGCCGATATTCACGTTCTGTACCAAAGAATAGACACGCATAGCCCTTCTCTTTTGCTATGGCTAGGGCTGTATCTACCATACCTATACGCACCCCATCATTACCATACCGCGCTGTCTGCCCAAATCCAAACGCCGTTTTCTTTTCATCCCGCCCCCGTAGCCATGTTTGCACGGTTGGCTCCCCCGTTAGCCCCATAATCTTTCTATGGTTCTCTAAAATAGATACGTTGGAAAGGTCGTTGCCTATGCGAAACCTATCTAAAATAGTGGGCTTGTAATACTTCTTCTGCGGGTCAAACGGCTCAAAACTTATCTTGCAGTAATCGCTTGCGGCATAGTGTAGCAGGGGCACAAGCACATTAAACTCATTCTCTGAAAAGCGGGGCTTCGGCTCTATCTTATAAGCGTTCAAATAATTAAGCACCAAGACGGGCTTGCCACTTTGATTAAGATGCTTTTCTTTTATGGCGGCGAGGGCGTATATAATATCGCCCATGTCGCCGCTATGTATGTACGTTACACTCATCCCTGCAAAGGTACACCTTGCAATGGTTTTACATTATCAACTTTGCCACATCTTTTATGGCACCATCCGCAGAGGCCGCCGTAGTAGTTGCGCCGCCGAAGATGTTTTTCCAGCCGCCGCCACGTAAAGCCCCAACTTCGTTTGCCCATGTCCTACGTGATAGGTCTTGGTATTGGCCTAGTTGCGCTTGGGCAAGTTGTTTCTGCTGCGTCATATTCTGACGGAATTGCGATGCGGCAGTATTTATATTGGCTTGTTGGTTGTAGGCATTGTTTGCCTGATTATTTGCCATAGATAGCAACTGTGCGCCAGAGGTAGCCCCACGCGCCAATGCTCCCACGCTGCGGCCCAATGTGCTTGCAAGCCTATTCTCCGCTTCGGCTTGGCCAGGTGCCTTATTGCTTACTTGCGCTGCGGCACGCTCGGCATACACATCCCTCACGGCTTGCGGAGTCAGGTCTTGCGGCCCACGCCTGCGTATCTTGTTGGCTAGGTGTAATTGGTGTATGCCAAACGCGACCTGCCCAAGGCCGACTATAGCCCCCATAGGGCCACCACCGCCACCGCCACCAGATGCGGCTGCTGGCGCGGCAGCAGGAGCCGCAGTTTTTTGCGCAGGAGCAACAGCGTAGCCCATGTCATAGGGCTGCCCATCCACCTCATCTACTCGTGGCCCAATCATATTTCTGCCATAATTAGCAAAATTATCATCGGCCCATCGCCCAAAATCGCTTGGGTAACCTTGGCCGCTTCTTGAAGGAGGGTTCATTGCTTTAGGATTGATTAACTACCTGATGTAAGATAATAGAAAACAGACGGCTACCTGCCTTTTTGCTCTCCAGCCTAACACGTAGGCCGTAGTAGTCTCTAGCATCTTTGCCATCTAGTGTTTTAAGGATAACAGAGGATTTGCCCGTTTGCTTGTCGGTAGAGACATTGGCAGCCACATCCCCAAGAGGGGTATCTAGCAATGTTGCCGCCGTAAAGTCCCATCCTACCGCAGATGCTTTTATGGGCATAGCCATCTTGGTATCTAGGAACGGGGTGCGGCCCTCATACTCACACGACTTAACATACGGCTGCCCTAGCAACGTTTCATCGCCCGTCTGGTCTATCTTAAACAGCCGATTGCCTTGCGCCACAAAGCCCGTAAACGGTGCATTAAAAGCCGCGACACCTTTAAAACTCTCGCCTCCATTGCTGTAGTCGGGCACTGTAAAAGAGCAGAAGCGTGGCTCATCCCGCCGAGACAGAAGCAATGCCCCCCTAGTAGAGAATAGCCACACCTCCCGAAAGTGGGGGGAGAATACCATAACACCATCGGCTCCATCGGGGAACTTAGCGTTTAGGTAGTTGCGACACCCGCGACTAAGCCCTATCGGGTTTAAGCCAGAGGTATCAGCCTGCCATAACTCTTTAACAATGTTATCAAAGAACCATACATGGCCCTCTTTATCGGTGCATGATAGGTGCGGCAACTGGCAGCCGCCCCGCCCCGCCAAGGGGTTAATTTGGGAAAAGAAACTGCTGCCATTTACCTCTATCCCATTCTGCCCATTCTTGACAGATATAGGGCCAAGATACACGGAGCATACCCCGCGACTGCTGACAATAAGCAACCTGCTTTGAAGTTCGCTGCCCGTTTCAGCTACATAGGCGCACGTAATACCCTCATGCTCTAACGGTACTTCTGACGTAGTGCTTACGTCAAAGTAGTTCATATAGTTTGTTTGCGTGCCATAGATATACGTGCCAGAGGCGATAAACCTTTGATAGGCGCGTGCTGTCTTAATCTGCTTATCAAACACTGTGGACACAAACCCTGCAAGTAAGTCATGCGTAGTAGGCGTATTGGATAAGGGCGATTCAGATAACAATAGTCCAAAGCAATCATATTTCCCTATCGTTACCGATGATGAAGATGTGCCAGCATCCGTAGGGTCTGAATCTAGTTGAACGACTTGTGCCGCCGCAGATATTGTGCCCTTATTTCTATCAGAATTAGCCGTGCTTCCGCCGCCCGTCCAAGCAAAAGGTGTGCCGTAAGCATAATAATCACCCTTCAAATCAAAGGTGTAAGACAGTTGCCCATCTACCACATCCAACACATCCCCCGTTTCGTAATATACATTTGAGGCATCTACGTTAGATGTAGTGGTATTTGTTACGGCATCTTCAATTTCTACAAGCACCCGTATCCACTGGAAGTTTCCATAATCGGCAGGCTCTATTTTTGTTCTAATGCCGCACCCCCCCAAGTAAGCAGCCTCGGCATCGGTAAGGGCGCACGTTACTTGCGTGCCCGTTACAGAGGTAACGTCATAAGATGGGGCATCATTAAATATCTTTTCACATAATGCAGCCCGTAATGTTTCTGTTGAGTCTTGCGTAGCCTGAGAGGCTGCACGCAAATATAATTTTTGCCCAACACTAGCCTGATAGCCCGCCTCAATAGGTATAACAAAGGTTAGGCCAATAAAGGTATTAACCCCACCCCGCGCAAAGCCAACAGACATAAACTCCGTGCCATCGCCTGTTTTATAGCGAAACAGCATGGTGGCAGGTGTCTGTATAAACCTATTGCGCCCTAGTGCTTGTGTCTGAACAAGCCTAACTTGTTTTGCCCATGAAGGTATTTTGTCAAATACAAATGTGCCCTTAAACTTTGGGAACGTCGCTTGTGTAATAAAACACTGGCTAGAATCATACCCCGAAAATTTATAAGGGTTTGGGTATAGCCCTTGCTCCGCAGGTATGTTTCTCCAACTGCCATCTACATAATCTACAAAACCACCCTTGGTTATATAGGGTGCAGCGTTTTGTACATAAGGCTCTACAAAACTGTTTTGTATGGTGTATTCTGGCGGGATAAAGGTTGTATCTGCAAGCGTAGTCGTCCTGCGCCCAAACTCATCAGATAAAATTACGCCGCATTTATATGTGGCCCCTGGCCTATGCACCTTTGTTGTAAAAGTGTTATACTCATTATTAATGGAGGTAGGTATATACGCATTATTCTCATAAAGGTTAATAACATCCGTTGCATCTACAATCCCTGGCCCATTACCCTCTGGGTCGGCCAATCGTTCTACCTTCCCCGTTACATTAGGCAGGGGGTAGTCTGCAATATAGTTCAGTGCCACCATAGAGTTTTTAACCATCTCTAAAGCGGCTGGCTGTATAGGCACGTTGCCAGAAGGGTCTATTGTATCATCGGTAGGGGATATGCCAAACAAGGCATCGTATTCAATATCCCGAACAAACGATGGCAACGCCGTAGCCGCATCATCTATGGTTACCCTATACGCAATGCGCCAAACACCCGCTATGCCCTGCTTGTACAGAAGCCTTACTGCTACAACATCTCGGCGCGTCATAGCCCCTGAGTTGAATATACGAGCCTTGTCGCGGCTGTCTATATCAGCCTGACACACAAACCCATGAAAGCCCAAAAATATAGGGTCTGACTGTGCCCCCCTAGAGGACACCTCGCCCGTCTCATACTCATACTGCCAAGCAAAGTACACCCCGTACCTTGGTATCTTAGGTAGTTTCTGGTTGGCATTATATGAAAAGTCTTGTGGGTAAGTGATTATGGGCGGGTAGGCAGGCCCAAATTTAGCAAGCGTTATGTCTGCAAACTCTTGTGGTCGGCGGGGGTTGTTGAGCCAGTATTCTACGTTTATGCGTATAGCTTCACTGTCGGGATGCGTGGCTATAAAGTAGCCACTATGCCACCGCACCTGCCAGAACTCTTGGGAGGTATCTTGCCAAGGCAAGAAAGTCTCTTGCATGACCGTTTTGCATACCCCCGCGTCAGAGATAGTAACTAGGCGGGGCACGTTACCCTTGATAGCCATTGTGTATATCTCTGTACCATCAGATAGCACACCATATACCCCAAACACAAAGGTCTCATTAGGCTGGGGCACATCCCCTGTAAGGATAACTTCCTTAGTGCCAAAGTGGGCAGTGAGTATGCCCCCTTGCCCTTCCGACTGAAAGAATTGGCGTGTGCCAGAGGCATCCCGCAGCGTTAAGCTACGGGCGAAGATGTCCGAGTTTATCTCAAATGCCTGTTCGGGGGTGGACTGGTTTCTGCTGGCCATGCTATTCGTTGGGGTGCGTTTGCTTGTAGTATTTGCTCACTCTAGTGTAAAGGTCGTCGCTATCGGCAAGTTTGTCCGAGAACTTCTGCCCTTCGTTGTTTTTCAGGAGGCTGTAGTAGTTCTGGCGTTTCTGGTTCAAATATCCAAGATACCCCTGCGCCAAAATACGCCTATCTTTCTCTTTGAGGTCGTAGGCTACTGAATACTTAGCATCTAGTTTTTTCTTCTTTGCGGCCTCATCTACGGCATATACAGCATTATGCTCTATAATTTTTACCTCCTCGGCATAGGCTTCGTCTAGGTTATACGGCTCAATGGCATCACGTAGCCCCAAGGTGAAGCCCATAGCGGCCCCAAACATCATGGCATACCGCTTATGTTTTAGCTCCTTATCCTTAGAATCGTATATGGAGAAGGGGTCATATAGGCTAAGGCCGTATTGAATGGCTCTGTCGGCTTTCTTTTCAGTACCCGCCGCCTCAAATAAGAGGGGGTATGTCCTAGAAAATAGAGCCACATCTTCGTTTATGAGGGCATAGGCACACGCCTTAGATATTTCTTTCTCCTTCTCTTTCAGGTCGTCGTACTCGGTACGCTCCCCTGCTTTGCCATACTTGCCTATAGAGGCAGATGCTACCGCGTATGCCATCTGCATTTGTTTTTTGTCAAGGTCTGCGGCGTTTAGGGTTGTGTAGGAAACGAGCGGCGATTCTCTGGCCTTATCCTCCTCGTAGGGGCTAGGCACATAGTTGGCATCAAAGGATTTTTTAAAAAGCCGCGCAAACATATCGTACTCTTGTGTGGCCGCTAGTACAGATGCCGCCGCACGGCCAACCCCTTCTATGCCTTGCTTGGCAGGGGGCATATATTTAGAGTGGAACAGAGACATACTTCTATCTTGGTTATCTTGCACCATCGCATTTATAAGCACAGAGTTTATCTGCTTTAATGTCGGCGATACAATACCATACCATGCATCAGCCGTATTTTTCATGCTCTCCTCCATCATATCGGTAATAGTTTCGCCTTTATCCCCTCGGAAGTAGAGATAGTCTTGATACCTAGAGTATATAAAGTCGGACACGGGTGTCAAGCGCATTAAATCACCAACGGCATTGGGTACTTGGTAGCTTTTTACCTTGCGCGTAGCCCTATCAAATGAGGTAATTACAAACGGGTTTTTGTTGGTTTTGTCTAGCGTTTCATACGCTTTCTTCATCTCATCATCATCCTTTGTCTGCCAGTACCGTATCGCAGCCGTTAATAACTGTGCGGCCTGATACCACATAAAGACATGCAAGAACCTGCCCGTAGTGCGCCATCCAAACTTAGCCGCCAACTTACCTGCCGTTACGGGGAAGGCGGTATTGGTGGTTCCATCTGGCATCAGTTGCCGAGGCATGATAAAGTTGTTTCGGAAGGCATTTATGGTAGTCTTGACGTTCACGGCTTGGTAGCGGGAAAACATCAATAACCCCATTTTCTCGCCTTGGTCTATGAAGTAGGGGGTCTCTAAGTAGTTGCCGTATATGTCGGCAGCAATAGCCCCTATCTGTTGCTCCCTAGCACGGCGTAGCAACGCCCGCCCGCCATCGGTAAGGTATTTACCTGTCTTGGCATCTACGGGGTATGGCGGCTTTTCGCCTGCCTTTGGGGTCTTATAAAACTCGTCGCTGGCTTTCACCCGCTTAACGGTCTCATCAAAGATGGAGTTTATCTGCTTGGCATTAGAAGAATAGTATTGCGTAAGAGGCTTATTTATATCGCCCTCCTTAGCCTCTAACTTGGCAATCGTAGCCATGCGGTAGCCGTTCTCTACAGATGAGTTTATGGCTACAGTAGCCCCATACAACGGTGCGCCTGCTTTCTGCCATAGGTATTTGGCAACCCCCAATAAGACGGTGTTCTTGCCAATGTATTTATCTGTCCTAGACCCCTGCGAAATTTGGATAGGCGATTTCTTAAAGGGTATCTTAATAGATAGCGGCTCTACGTGTGGCAAGTTAAATACCTTGCCCCCAAATGTGAATACCAGATACGGGTCTCGGCTGCTATCTAGCATCTCAACCTCGGTATTAGATGGGGCATTGCCGATTACCTTAGCCCCGAAGTCTGTATTTATAGCCCCCGCCTTACGGGCCTTGGCATACCTGCCCGTAGGGTCTTCATGTGTGCGTATAAACTTCGCAAAGGCAATGGCCTCCTTGCCCACATCCCTAGCCATCGCAAAGACATTGTTACCCCATAGGTTTGTAGCCATCGCACGGGATGAGTTCTCTATGATGTTTTGAGATAGGAAGTTGTAGAATCGGGTAGGGTTAAAGAGTAAGTTCCATGCCGAAGCCCTACGAATGAATTTAACGCCTTTGTAAAATTGCTCCATCGCCTTACTTGGCTTCTCGGAGGCAACTCTATTCATGCGGTCAAATAAAGCCTTCACCTCATTGGGTAGATAGACTGCATCGCCATCTTTGATGGTGAACTCCCGAATTACGGGCACGGCTATCTGGTCTAGCCCCATCTGCGCAAAGGGCGAGTCTATCTCGTAGGGGTCGGTCTTTTCTAGGGAATAGACGGGGTTCTTGCCTGCATCCACAAGGGTATAGCCTTCGGGGGCATTAACCCTCATGTAGTCGTCGGTAAGGCGTTGCATCTCCCGCACATAGGCATCTCTAGCATTTTCTAGTTTGCGGGTCTGCTGCTTTTTAAGGTCTTCGGCTCGCTTGGTTAAGGTCGTAAACTCATCGCTTGCCTTTATGGCATCTACAACCTCTTTATCTTTATTCATCAGGGCTTGGTAGCCCTCAATCTCCGACAATGCTTTAGCCTTGGCTACGGCAGCCTCGTTGGCAGGGCCGAAGTTGCCAAGGGCTGTAGCGTACTCATTTTCTGCTTCTTCGTAGGCTATCTTAGCGAAAACATATTGGGGGGTATAGGCTTTCCTTGAGCCATCCTCCTTGCTATATACTGCAATGCCAGACTTGGGTTTTTCGGACTGGTATTTATTTCCAGCCTTTTTAAGAGATGTTAGTTTCCTCTTTGCCTCCGATACAGCCTTGCGCTTTTCTACAAGCGGGGCTTGCGCTAGGGCTTTATCGTATTGAGATAGAGCATCTTGGTAGGCTTTAGACTGCTTGCGCAGGGTTGCCATTTCTTTTAATAGGGCAATATGCTCTGGGTTATCCCTCACAAGTTCTACTTGCTTGGCCCGTATTAAAGACTGCTTTGCGCTATTTTGGCTGCCTATTTTATTGATGTCAGCTATTTTGGCAGTAATATGATTTATCAGCAGCGTCAAGTTCAAGAAAGCCGAGCTAGTTTTTTTGAAGTTCTCTAGTGCCTCCTTAACATCCATAGTCTTTTGGACATACGGGGCCATCATTTCTATGGCTATCTTACGGCGTTCTACCGCATACGTTAGGGCTGCCACCACATTGCCATCTATCGTACCAAGGCGTATATCGTAGTCGGCATCCGAGCCAGCACGTTCCCTAAAGGCATTATGCTTTAGGGTGGCATTTAAGGATTCGGTATATTTTCTGCCAGCCTTGCCGCCCTCGCCATCTTCATACTTCATAATACTACGGTGGAACCACTCATAGTATTGCTCATTTTCATCTTTTATGTCTGTGATAAAAGACGTGGCTAGGCCGTATTTTACAGCTTCATTGTATAGGTTCTTGAGGTATTGCCTGCGCCACTCTACACGCTCTTTAACAATAGGGCTATCATCTAGCCATGCCTTATACGTGGCAAACTGCTCACGGGCCTGCGCCTCCGACAGAGCCAAGGGCAATAGTTTCTCACGCAACCCATCGGCACCCCTATATTTCTCATCGTATGCCCCCACTACGTCGCTAAGTATAATATAGCGTACCATGTGGTGTATCTGCGGGGCCGTTAGCCCATCCACCAAATCACGGACGTAGTTGGTGCGTGTCTGTATGGCATGTTCAGATAGGGCATCTAGGTCTGCTAATTGCTTATTTAGCAGCCCAAATTTCTTCATGTCCGAGATTTCGGGCCGCTTTGAGAATAGAGCCTTAACGAAGAACTTGTTTGCCTCGCCACGCTCTAGTTGCTCTTTGGTGCGTTTGCGGTTGGTAGCCTCCTCAAATAGGCGGGTTAAGTTAATGTATAGTTCAGGCGTTTTAGCCTCTACATACTTCCCAAACTCGGTATCGTAGGCCAGTTGGGCCTTGGCTAGTTCCTCTTTTGCCTTGTCTATAAGAGACTTTTGCCCACGCTTCTGTGCTTCGGCAAGGGCTGTCTCGGCTTCTTTTTTATCGTCTTGGGCCTTGGACATAGCGGGGCTGTCTTTGAAGGGGCCGCTAGGCTTTTCGGATTCCCCGCTTTCTTCGGCTGTGGTTTCAGTTGTTGCAGAAAACCTTATGTCATTTGGGAAGTAAGCAAACTCATTAAGGTCATTGCCATCCCAAACAACATCTTTAGCTTTTACCTGCATTGATATAACAGGCATATCTTGGCTTTGGTCTGTTTCGTGATACCCATGTTCGGTAGCATAGGTTTTTGACAACGAAACCCAGTCTCCAGCATTTATAGCAGATACACCTTTGGGTACGCTACGGTATATGGTAACAATAGCATCGGGATTGCCTTTGGCCGCTTTTACGGCTTTAACGGACTCTTGATATGATTTCTCAGAAAGGTTTGCATATTGTCCAATGTTCGTGTAGATATCAGAAGGTGAAGACCCTTGAGTAAGGTCATCTAAAGTAGATGAAGTCTCATCTTTGGTTATACGATGCTGAAGTTGGTAATTTTTTTCTTTTATTCCGCTCTCTTTTTTGCCCTTGGGTTCAGATTTTTCTTCTGCCGAAGCAACATTCAAAGCCGACTTATCTAATTCATTAAACAAATCTTGTATATGGATTTCTATATTAGCAATTTTTGAAACTTCAGGTATTTCATCAACCAGTGCACTACCATCTCCCTCAGAATCCAGCAATCTTTGCATATAATAATTAACTTGATTATACATTTTATCTAGTTCATGTGAATACTGTTTAGAAAATTCTCCATATTTTTCTCTTAGTAATTCAGCAAAAATATCTTTTATAAATTTTGTTGTTCTGGAAAACTCGTTGTACTTTACAAGTGTATCAAATGGTATAGAAGAAACATAGTTGCCATTGCTATTTAATCCAAATCTTTTTCTTATTATTTCCTTAATAGATTCTGGGTATTTAAGATTTTTAATTATACCGTTTAATTTTTTCGCCGCAATGTCTATTTCTTTTGCCGATTCTTCATCCTCTTTATAAACCTCTGCTGCAAAATTAGCAAACATAGTGTCAAACTTTTGTTCTAAGGCTGCGTACTCTTGTCGCTCTGCCTTAGATACCTCATACGGTTTATAGCCCTGCTCTCTGCCTTGCATAGCAGCCAGCCTGTACGCTATGTCTTCATATCGTGCATACTCTTTTGCGTCTGCCTCGGATAGCGTTTTAACAAAAGTTGCTAAGTCTGCAAATATTGGGCCTTCTTGTTTCGGCTTTTGGGGGGTAGTGAGAGGTTGGGCAGATTCGGTAGTTGAGGATTGGTCAGCAAGCAAGTTGTCAAACACCTGACGTATCTCTGGCGTTAGTTCTATGTCTATGCTGCTGCCTTTAATGTGCTGGTAGATATTTGTAAGCCACTTGGCAAACATCTTAAATACGTTTTTAAGCGCATCATTTGGGGCTTTGCCTTCCAGTAGGTACTTCTCAAATCCACGAGCAAACTTTTCTTCGGCGGCTGTAGTCCATACCCCGTCTTTAGCACCCGCCCATTTCTTGGCAGTTTCGTAGTCTTTGGCAAACTTAGGCGATGTTTCAGCCATCTTTTCTAGCATCCTACGCCCTATGTGTCCACCTATTTCGTGGGCCAGCGTAGATACATCAGCTCCATCAAATAGGTGTATGGTGGCTTTGTTATCACTAACAAAATCAACAGCCCCTTTAATCTTAGCCCCCTCTTGCTGGAAGGCAATAACAGGGTTACTGATATCTGCTGGTGTTATTTTGGTTTCTAGCCAATCAAAACCGTTGTCGTCGGTTACAATGCTCGCATCTGGGCGCATCTTCACAATCGCCTCGCCCATTTCTTTGTATTTGCTTACAACTGTTTTTTGTTCAGAGGACAGGTTTTCTTCATAATTATCTGCGTTAGATACCGCCTCGTACTCATCTGGCTGTTGGAGTGTTTCCACGCTGCCGCGTCCTTTAACTACATATACATAGTCGTTACCGTATGCATAGATGGCTTGATACCCAAAAAACAAATCTTCTAATGATTCGTCTGAGTAACTGTCTCTTACCATTCTTTCTAATTCACTTTCAATATCACGCCATGCCACGGTTTCGCCATCTTTGGCATTATCAATGGCCTCTTGGAGCAAGTCCTTAGCAACATTTCCCATCCATTCGTCAGGCTCATAAGAGGCGATATCTTCGGCGGTTATGTTTTCTATGTCGGCAAAATGGTTTTTCCCCTCATATTCTATTTGATAAATACGCTTCGTGGCCTCGCTATATATATACTCATAAACATCATAGTTATATACCTCATCTGATGGCGCAACAGTTATGCTGTAGCGGTCTGAATCTACTACGGTCATTCGGGTGCCGCCATAGTCAATAACATCCCCCGCATACAATCGGTCAGAATCACCTTGTTCAATGGTATATGGTGCGCCGTTACCGCCCCCACTCACATACCCCTCTATAACCGCTATGGTGTAGGGAGATGGGAAACGCAGAGTTGTAGCCCCCTCCTCGGCGGCGTGTTTAATGGCCTCTCTGAATAGGCGCAGTTCATGTACCTTCTGAGAAGCAACGAATTGCTTTAGAACCAGTGGGGGCTTCTGAGTTTTTAACTCCTCAACCCGTTTGTTAATATACTCTTGCTCCTTTATCTCAAGGGCAATCTTTTCTTTTTTGTATCTATCATACAAATCATCAGAATACTCTTTGGTTTCCGAGATATAACGTCCATATTCAAGTGAAAAGGATTCTGCTTCTTCTCTTGTTTTGAACTCAAATTGTCTTCGCTCTATATTGCCAGGCTCTACATTAACAGTGAAAACCATACCAGTATTCCGTGTGCGTTCTAGTACGCTCACTTCGGTTCTGGCCAAGCGAGATAATGCAATAGACAATCCATTGGCTTCCTCGTGTTCCCCCTCTTCATAGCCAATAAATGGCTTACGGTTTAGCGGTTTTCTATTTACAATAGTTCCATTCTTGTCATAGAACTCCCAAGCATTGTCTTTAAATGCACTTTTGATTTGAGTGTTTTCTTTGATTTCTTGGGCATATTTTTGGTGAAAAGGCTTCCAAACCTCCCTATTCATGTACTCATCTACTTCATCCTGCGGCACACTAGCAGCAAGCAGTTCTGATGCTTTGTTTTTTTGGAAGTAGTCGCTTTGGGCCTCTGCTAAGTGAAATACGCCCGTGGCCTTGTTAAACCAAGACCTAATATGGCCAAACAAACCTTCGTTTATAGGTGTCCCTAGTGCTGCATTTCTTCGCTCAACCCACCTCTTTACATCTGCCTCGGTTCCAGCCGTACCTACATATTGTTGGATTTCAGCCTGTGTGGCACCCGCAGGCATGGCTTTATCAACAGCCGCATAGGTGTCTGTGCCAGGGATTTGTCTTACCTCCCACTCTTTATCAGATAAGCCAGAAGTGTCAAAGTCCCCGCTAAAGTGCCCTTTTTCGCCGTGATTTATTGGCGAGTTGAAAATGACCGTTTCTGCGTCGCCATAATCTCTTGATGAGCCAAGGTTTTCTCGGCCATAAGTTGCATAAGACTGCGTGCGTATCTTCTCAAGTTTCATAACTTGGATTTCTACGTCAGCCTTGAACTCGTTGAAAGATATACGTTTCTGGCCTTGATACTTGTCGTAGTCAAGGACTTCGTTGATTATATCTCTCTCAATTTGCTTGCCACGGCCTTTAATAAAGTCCTTTATAGATTGGGGAGATACGTTCTGCCCCACCATCTTCTCAAACTGCTGTTCTTTGAATATGGCTAAGGAAACGGTAGAAGTGGGCCGCTTAGGGTCGCTTTCATCTTGGAACAAAACCCCGCCCAGACTTTTAACGTAGGCTATGTCGCCCCGTTTGATGTCTGAAATAAACGTCTCGTAGAAGTTGTTTTTACCTGTCGTCTTGCTCCATACATTAGACATAGCATCAAGAAGGGCCATTTGCCCATCTATTTCTGCCTCTGTCATAGGCTTGCCCGTGCTGCCAGTTTTAGCCGAGCTTACTAGAACGCCGTCTTTACTTAGTTGTTTGAGGGCTTCCCTTGCTTCTTCTCGTCGGTAAGCATTTTGTGGAGACTGTTCAACTCCTGCTCGCTGAGTTGATGCTTCTGTTTGCGATTGCCGAAGTCCAGCATTGGCTGGTTCTTGGTTGCTGGTCTGGGGTAAATTCTCATTTGCTTGAGTGTTTGTTGCTTGCGGTACTACTCCGCTGGCAAGGTTCAAAGATATGTCAGTAGCGTTCGTTGCCTTACCGCCTTTTTGGGCTATGCTAGACTGCCCACGCTTAACCTCTTGGTTCAACAAATCCCCAAAAGATTCTAGCGTTAGGGTTTGTATATCGGCAGGGGATAGGTCTGCCAACTGCTTCGTTTTGCCGAACAGTTTACGCCATGCCTTGCCGATTATCTCCGCCAATTTCTCATACCAACGTGTGCCCACATACGGGGATTGTTGGTTGCCGTAGTGCTTGGCTATAAACTGCGCCAACGCCTCCTCGGCAATATCATCGGCGGTCATAGAGCCATCGGCTATACGTGCCTTATAGAACTCATCATCAGCAACCTCTTGATATAGCGGTGTCTGCCCAACTAAACCCGTAAGTTTAGTATATAGGTCAGGCATCTGCTCTTTCATCAGTTTATTGTGTACGTGCCCTAGTATCTCATGGGCAGGGGTGTCTTTTGTAACCTTGTCGGGGTCTAAGTACACCTTGCCATTATGCACAAACCCATAGACTGTATCGCCATCTTTTAGGGCTATACCTTTCTTGTTGATTACAGCATCCATCTCGCCCTTGTCGGCAATAACCTGCAAGTTGGGGAACGCAGCACGCATAGACTTCGTGAAGTCTTTCATTGCCCGTAATGGCTCATACGCAGGGCTGCTTGCGGGTATATTGCCATAGGCCGATACGGCCTCTTTCTGTGCGGCCACATCCGCATCAGTGGCACGTTGGGCCGTCATAAGTCCCGCCACTTGCTCTGGCGCAAGCGTCAATGTGGCCCCGTTATTATCTGTGATAGATACATTGCCATCGGCATCTATGCCATTAAATACCATGTCGGCATCCATAGCACGAAACACATCCCCCGCCTGCATAGAACCTATATTATCTAGTGCCTCACGTTGCCATTGCAACTCTTGGGGCACTTCGCCCTCTTTTACCTTGCCGCTTTCGGTATCTAAGACATTCTTGTCGGCTATACCTTTTAGGGCTGTAAGGGCATTATCAGCCGCTAGGGCTAACGGGTTCTTGGGTGAGCCATCGTCATTAACGGCAGACTGCTTGGCTTGCGCTATCGCAGCCCCATCTAGGATGTCCGTCAATACTCTGGCATGAGCCTTGGTTAGGCTGCCTGCATGAACGCCTATCAATAAATTCGCCGTAGCAAAGGTGCTGGCCTCATCGCTTTCTTCTTTGGTTAGAGGCCGCAACTCCTCCCCATCTTGCACAAGGGTTAGATTACCTTCCTCATCGGGGCGCAGCCTAGATACTATATCTGTACCTGCCTCTGTCGTTGTAGATAGCCCCGCCAAGTCTTGCGTTGTTATGGGCACATCGTCATGCTCCATAGCATCCTCCAGAACGGCCTTCATTGCCGCACTACGAGACTTGCTAGGCTCGGCATCTATAAGTATGCCGTTGATAGCATCAACCACGCCAGCCCCTTTCTGTGGGCTTGCCTTGGGGGCATTGGGCATGGTGTATGCGCCAGCCATTGAGGCGGCGGTTTGCTCGGTTATGGGGGCTGGGCCTTTGCTTTTAACGGAGTTGATTATAGCAGGTGCCGCAGCAAGCCCTACGCCTAGCGCACCCGCCGCCGCCAACGTCTCTGTATATACTTTTCGGTCTGCCCCGCCGCCTGCATCGGTTTGTGGGGTGCCAGCCTGATAGCTGCCTTGCGTAGCCTCTATACCTGATTGTACTTCTTCGCCAGCAACGTCTTTTGCCAAATTAACAGCAAATTCCTTGGCGAAATTCTTGTTTAGGTATTTTTGTGCAAACTCTTTAAGCCCTGCCTGCCCCTTTTCAGCGACAAGTTGCTTTAGTTTCTTGGCGGCAACCGCCTCTGTTAAGTTCTTTACCAAGAAGCCCTCGCCAAAATATCGCTCAATAGCGGCCTCTGGCACGGCGGCAATAACAGAGATGATAGGGTTTAGTTGCTTACTTTCTAATACCTGCTCATCCGTTGCGGGTATGCCGCCGTTTTCTTGCGTTATCTTGTTCTTTAGTTTGTCGTAGGCGTTTTGCGTATTATCGCCAGACATCTGCACGACATTTGTCGCAAACCCTGCGGCGGGGCCAGCCAGATAGGGGACTATGTAAGGCAGTGAATTTGTTAATTGCCCTGCCACATATCCCGCCGCCGACTTGGCTATTGTGCCTGCCCCCGCACTGGGGTCGGTTACTACGCCGCCAGATTCTAGGGGTACACCACTATTCGCAAAGGCTTGTTGCCCTTTCTCGCTGCCATAATTGGCTAGTTTAGCACCCCCTTCAAATACTTCTTGGGCCTTGCGCTCTAAATATCCTGCCTCAACGCCTTCTTCGCCTTGCCCCGTTGCAGCGTTCCCCATATCTCTAAACGCCTTCATCCCCTGCCCAGCAGCACCGACAAACGTAGATATGCCGCCAATTACGCCCCTAGTTAAATTGATAGCCGCAGACGCAACCAAGTTTGATAGCATACGCGGTGCTTCAAACTGTTTCCCAAAGGCTTTAATTTTTATGGGGTTGTAGCCTGCTGATACCTTAGTCTCGTTAGGGTCTTGCTGCTGCTGAGATACATCAAATATCATCTGCTGCATCTCGTTTTGAGGCCGTTTGCTTGGCCTTTGGTCAGGGTATGTACCCGTATCAATTAGTTGTTTGAAGTTGGGGTCTTTCGTATAAGCATCTTTAAGCGTTTTACGAAATTCGGGTGTTTTTGTAATTTGGTGCAAATCTTTTTCTGTCGGAAAATTCTTTTGAAAATCGCCACCAGCACCAGAAAAGTAATCATATAATTGCCCTAATGTGGCCTTGCCTGCGTAATCTACGTCTCCTGATTTTTTAGGGCGCACGGTAGCCGACAATTCTTGGGCTATATCTTTAGCACGAGAAATAACCTGCGACTCCCTTTGTTGTATGCGATTATCTGCCTCTGCACGCTGCCGCTCGGCAGCCACGGTTTTAGCATCTACTCCCTTGTCAAGCATAGTCGCAAAGGTTTTGTCTTTATCATACACTTTAGATATATGCAAAAGCATACCCTCTGTGTCTTTTGCCTCTACAAAATCCTGATAGGTGGGCACAATATCCTTAAACCCCTTATCACGAGCCAAGTATTCATATACGGGCTGCAAAGAAGGGGCGGTAGGCTGCCCATCATTCGGTACTTGTGGTTCGTTCATTTACGGGTTGTAGTTTTTTAACTTGTCGCTAATAGCCTTTGCCTTAGCAGGGAGGGCTTGTGTTGGCTGTGGCTGTGCGGGGGCAGGTGCCGCCGTGCGTGCTGCTGGCTTAGGTTCTGGATGCGCTTTGACAGGTTCGACTTTAGCAGGGGCGGTTGCAGCTTGCCGTGCGGGGGTTCCATTCCCAATATTGTAATTCCTAAGCATGGTGGCGTGGCCTCCGTTAGCAAGGTGCTTATCCATGTCAGCCATCAACTTTTGCTTCTGCTCTGGCGTAAACAGTCCTTCAACTTCTGGAACTTGGTCTAGTGGCGCATATACAGTCCCAAAAGATTTTATCGGCCTTTCTGACGTAGTTGTATTATTAAAATCACCCATATCGTTTTGCCCTTGGGATTCTGATGTAAATTCTGCAACAGAGTTAATAGAAGGACTTAACGAAACTACCAATGCTCTACGCATCCCATAGGGCGCACCAGTTGCAGGGTTAATCCTACCATAAAAACTCTTGGGTTGCGCAAGTATAGGCTCCCCTGCATTATATGGAACATATTTTGATTCTTTTACCTGCAAGTATTTTTCTTGCGCATATTCTAACACTTTTTTTAGTTCAGGGTCTTTATGCTTATTATATTCTGCACGAGCAGTTTTAGCTTTATTATATGCATCACTAATATCTTTTACATAATTAGGATTGGGCTTTTCGGGAACAGGGCCAGATTCAGGGTCAGCAACATACATAGGGCGAATTGGCCCTACTACAAATTTGGTAGCATTTCTAACATCTATCGGAACCGTTGTAGCCCCCTTAACTGCATATACCGTAGAGTTTATTTGTCCTACCGTTAAATCTTTGCCGCCTGCTGTTCTAGGCACGTAAGCACCTCCGCTTGGGAAAACACGCCTATCAGAGGTAGAGCCTTGCGCAATAGACTTATCATTTACCTTTGTTGGGGTAAGAATGATTTGAGAGTTTTTCTGGGCGGCTGTTTTTCCAGAGCCATTGGGCGGGGTAGGATTGTAGTGGTAACCGTCTTTTACACTACCAGCCCCTAGCTCAACCCCCTTATGGTGCAAAGCAAGTTCAAAAGCATTTGTCTTTATCTCAAGGTCGGTAGGCGTAACACCAGGGTGTTCCGTTTCTAATTCTTTTCTTGACGCTTCGAGGTTAGGCGTTATCATTGCCGCCGCATAATCAGGGTTAGACCTTTCGTAATCTAAAACCCTTTGGGGGTCTATATCGTACCTTTGCCGCCCGTTAGAAGTTCTTTTATAGTAATCAATTACGCGACCATCTTTATCTTTAACTAAACGAGGGAGAAACAATGACAAACTTGATTCTTTAACAGAGCCGTAAGGGCCAACCTTAGAATTTTGTGGCGTGTAGCTAAATGCTGTAAGACCAGGCTTATCCCCGCCTCCTGCCCTATGAGATAGATAAGCGTTAGTTGCATCGGATTCTGTTAAGGAATTTCTGAACGCATCGTGCATCATAGTTGTCTCATCAAAATCTTGCCTTGCGTTGCCTTGCCTATGATGGTCTATTTGAGATTGCAAAAATCTATTTGTGAAAGCGTCAGCATTACCACCATTTTTTTGAATAGCATCGACATAGCCCTTATACAATTCATTAGCTGCATCATCTCTGCTTTGCACACCAGCCAAAGTCATTTGTGCGCTTGCTATCCCCTTGCCATTGATTGTACCTTTAGCAAGCCCTTGTTGCACTTCATTGACAATTCTATCTTGGTGCGGGTTAGAAAGCGTTGCCATTATACCATGATTCCCCTGCGATAGGGTTTTGGCTTGGTCTAGCAACTGCTTATCCGCATCCCCTTGCGCCTTTGCTTGGGCAGCCTTATACCTGTCAGCACTATTCTGGCGTTGCAGCGCAAGCTTAATCAAAGGCGTGGTATCTATAACCGTTGCCTCACCCGTACCATCTCGCCCCAAAGGCACGTAAGTTCCGCTATCCATCGTAGGTAAATATGCTTATACACAAAGATACTACCAACGCCAGCATACCTATCCTTTAACGGCCTTTTGGCCTATTTAGGCTAGGTATTGCCTTTTTGCCCGTGCCTATGTTCTTGTATTTGCCCGTTAAGATAAGCGTTCCCTTATAGCCCCTCTGCTTTTTGATGTACTCCTCGGCAGGCTGTATATCTCTAAACGGTGAAAATATCTTCACCTTCATAAGGCTGCACAGATACTTGTAATACCTTGGCGTGCGGCCATCGTTGTTCTCGGTGCTATACCTTACCAACTCCTCCCCAAATACACGGCTTATCCTGAAAGGGGTTAGGCTAAGGAAATTCAGTTTGACCGTAGGCACTATCTCCCCCGTGTTTACAAGGGTAGGCATAACCTTTGCCAGCCTGCGGCCTGGCTCTACTATCTTCTTGCGGAAGTTAAACCTATCCTTGCGTATCTTATTAAGCACATCATTGGGTGGGAACTTGGTTAGCTTGCGTATCTCTGCCACCGAATACATCGGGAACTCTAACGCCAGCCTGCCAAGGTTGTGCCCCCGCCTGCTCATCTTGACTATGGAAACACTTGCCGCCAAGCTCTTGCGAGAATCTAGCCGCATATCCAAGGTCTGCATAAGCTCACGGCGGGGCGTTTTTCTCTGGTAGCCTGCGGCGGGGTTTAGTTTACGGTATTGCTTGGCATAGAACTCTGGGGGGTGTATGCCATTGTTAAGGATGTCGTCTAAGATATTCTCTAGCCCCCCATCTACAAATGGGAAGCCCCAACGTATAAAGTGCCTAAGCCGATACCTTACGGCAGCCCTATGTTTAGAGTTGCTGTTGGGTAATAGCCGCCATACAACCTCATGCACCCATGCGGCCTGTCCATATAGTTCGGTGAGTTTGTCTATCTTCAAAAAGAAGGGCAGCCGTTCCGTCTTTAGGGTGGCATAGTAGCTATTGAGCATCTTAGCCGCCTTTACGGTGGGGTCATAGAAGGCACTCATTACGGGCCTATGCTTGTATAGCATAGACTGCTCAATGAACATTTGCTGGTAGCCAAATAACTCCCCACAACGTAATTTCTGTGAGGGCTGATGTTGCATTTGTGTTGTCCAGAGCAGGCTAGACAATCCCTCGTCAGAGCATCCCCTATAATCTATGCCGAAGGGCATAGGGTTATGCCGTTTCTCTATAAGCCGATAAAAGGGGCTATCCATTACAAAGTCCCACATGATAGCACGGGGCATATCGGTGGGCAGGTCTCGTATCTTCTCGGCTAGTAGTTTGGCTTCCTCGGCGGCATGGCGCATGGCGGCACTATCCGCAAACCGCTTGAAAGGGCTGCGTCCACACCGCTTGGTGTACGATTGTACGGCGTAATACTGTGTATTGCGGTTACGCATATTACTTGTTTGCCCACATGCCAAACGCCGCATCTATGCGCTTTTGGGCAATTTTTATGTAGTCGGGGTTTAACTCAAAGCCTACATAATTTCTACCGTGTGATTCCGCCACAAGGGCAGTAGTGCCAGCCCCCATGAATGGGTCTAATATAAGCCCCCCTTTAGGGCATCCCGCTTTCACACATGGGATAATCAATTCTTCTGGAAACGTGGCAAAGTGAGCGCCTGAAAAAGAATTTACAGATACGCTCCAAACGCTGCGCTTACTACGCATCCCATATTCTAAATCATATCCCGTCTTGCCATTTCTGGCTTGAGCCAAGCCAGCATACCCGTTATCTTGATTTACACCACTTAGAATTTGCTTACCAAGAGTACCAACCCCCTCACGGTCAATAAGATTTTGTTTGCGGCCTGCTCTGCCAATGCTTGCATTAGCAAGTGGCTCTTTTATGGCTTCATGGTCAAAATAATACCTGCTAGACTTAGACAAGAGGAAGATGTACTCGTGAGATTTTGTGCATCGGTCAGTTACCGATTCTGGCATAGGGTTTGTTTTGTGCCAAATTATGTCTTGACGTAAGTAATACCCATCGTCTTGTAGGGCAAAAGCAAGCCGCCAAGGCACCCCCATAAGGTCTTTTGGTTTTAGCCCTTCGGGAGTATAGCCGCCTTGTATATTACCAGTAACCGTACCAGCATTAGACCCTTGCTTTGATAGCAAGGATGCCTCATGTGCCGTGCCATCAATATTACGCCCCTTGCCTGAGCCAGCATAGCTATCACCCATGTTAAGCCAAAGTGTGCCCTCTGACTTTAACACACGCTTCACTTCTCTGAAAACGGCAACCAAGTTTTGTATATACTCTGGCAGTGTAGGCTCTAAGCCTATTTGCCCATCTACCAAATAGTCTCTCAAGCCAAAGTAAGGAGGGCTAGTAATACAGCAATCCACCGAGTTGTCTGGCATTGCTTTCATGCCTTCAATGCAATCGGCATTGATTATTTTGTTGATATATGATTCTTGCATTGGCATTATTTGTATGCCACAAAATTAACTCCCCCAACCCAATAACAAAGAATTTTCTTTGCTATTTTTCAAAAGTGTACCCAAATTTATCCATATACGACTGCCGTTTCTTCTTAGCCTCTACTACGGTCTCTGCCGTAAATGTGCGCCAGCCATCATCGCATAATAACTTAGCCCAACAGCTAGTCGGCCCTTTCCCCTCAATCAACGCTCCCTGCACGGGGATAAGATGCCCTCGGCGGGTCTTAGATTTTGTCTTTATGACTACGCATATATTCTCGTTGGTGTAGTCTCTTGTATCGCCGTTGATATGGTCTATCTTCTTGCGCTGGTTATTATACAAGTCCTCATTAAAGAGCCGCCATGCCAGCACACAATGTAGCCATTCCTCCTTGGGCTTGCCCTTGGGCATGGATATCTGCCGATAAAACAAGCCTCTAACATCCTCCTGCCAGTCATGTGCCAGCAGGTCATTATGTTCGGGAGAGACTTTGATTACGTTTATCATTTAGTAAATATAAGATGGGAGCAATATATAAATCTAACCCACGTTTCGCATCTTTGTCAGGTGCTACAAGGCTATCTCTTCAAACTGAACCCCACCGTTAAACAACGGGAGCAATTCCTTCTGGAAATGAGGGCGGCTAATATAAATGCGGCGATTAACATTAAGGCTATGGCCTTATCGGGGTGTGGGAAACGCCCCGTTACAGACGTGGAGGTGCTTCAAACATCTTTGGTGAAAGCCAAGGGTAGAAGGCCAGTGAAATGTCAAGATAGTAAATCATCTTATATCCTAGCAATGGGTTAGAGATGTATATCATTCCCTACGCTACACTACCGTCTTGGTGTGTAGGTATAAAATACGTCTAGCAAGTCTTGCAACTTAAACGCTTGCTGCCTAACTACCGCCTTAGACCACTCATTCTCGTACTCATACTGCCTTGCCTGCGTAGGGTCTAGCCGATAGGTGATATACGCCTTACACGCCTGTATAAAATACGGGTGCAAAATAGTCTCTTGCTCATTCGTATGGCATAGCGACAAATACAAGATGCGTATGGTGCAGTCGGGTATCTCTGGCGCAAACCGTATAAGGCCGTTGTCTATTACAAAGAAATTCTTATGCTTGTCGGCCTGTGGCCTCTCAAGCACTTTGTTAGACCAGCCATTATCATTGGGGTAGCCTGTATTGATAACGGCCTGCTCTATGGTAAGTGGGCTAACACCATCGGCTGTGGTACTAGCGGGGACAATGGCTCCTATGCGGGTAGGTGTTTTAGTGCCTACGCTTTCCCATCCACCGCCAGCGATACATACATTCACATCTACCCAATCTACAAAGTCCTCTGGCAACTGCTTCTGCCGACTTAGGGGCATATCAAACTGCACCTGCTTAACCACCCCCGCAGCATCTAGGGCCATACGGCGCACAAAGTCATACCCATCCAAGAGCATCTTAACCTCTTTCTGCTGTGCTGCCCCTTCTTGTATTTGGATTTCGTTTACGATGTCCGTGAGCCGTTTGCCTACCATGATTATTCAGGTGTTTGGTCAGGGGTGAAGTCTATATTGTTTTTCTTGGCAAAGGCTTGTAGGCACATAGACAGAGCCTCTACCTCTATGCCCTCATCCGTTGCTTGCGCTACGGGTATGCGTACCGACAAGGCCGTAGGCAGGGGGCCGCAGCCATCTACATACACCCGACCCGATTCTTGCCATACAAACGGGGCCGCAAACTGATTTTTAATGCGCCGTAAAGAGGCAGCATCTTGTGGCTTGACGACCATGCAGTCGCGCACTTGCGCCCCCGCCCGAACGGCATAGGCGGCATCTAAGTTGCGGCCAGCAGGAAGCCATATTGTTTGCTCAGGCAATACTACATAACTACCCGTTACATCTGTGGCTACCTTAATAGGGCCAAGGGTAACGAGCATAGAGGCTGGCGACTCAAGCGTTTGCTTCATGCCATCGGCTCTATTTACTTGGGCGGCTTGGTTGGCCCTGTCTAGGGCTAACTTCGCTATGCACTGCTGTATGTATAGGCGCAACTCCCTGCGGGAATAGCGTGTGTCGGCGGGTATATCGCCCCCCTCCAGCAGCCTATGGGCTTGCTCTGCCAATATGTCTAAACGGGCATCTTCCATCTTAGGTTAGTGCGGCTTGGGCTACGGCAGCAGCCAGTGGGAAATCACGTACAGATATACCTAGTGTTTTGCAAGCAGTAGATAGTAAGAAAGGTCTAGCCTCCTCTGTCCACAATAGGGTGTCTATGCTAGGGGATAGCTTATAGGGCTTGGTATCATCAAAGGTAAACACCACGTCGGTATAGCCTTTAATGTAGATACCCTGCACTTGCGTAGGGGCTGGCGATACCTGCCACTGATTGTTCCCCATGATACACAAGGATGGATATGCCTCTGTGGGGCCAACTAACAGGGTAGAGGAAGTATCTCTATACCCCTTTTGCGTTAGGTTTATGGTGTCGCATAGGGATGTTTTACCAGAGGCATAGGTAGCCATCAAGTAATCTAGGCGGGTAACATCATCGCCCACGATGGTGAAGTTGCCTGTTCCAGAAGCGGGAATGGGGCCAAATGGCACGTAGAAGGGAGCTAACAGTTTAGACGTAAAGGCCCCGTCCCGCATTTCAGGGGGCTGCATTGCGCCCTTTTGTCTGCTCCTAACCCCATATACAAGGTCATTGAGTAGTTGCGACTGAGCATTTCTGATTGCCATTGTAATATCATTGGCATCAAAACTCTGCTCAGTACGCCCTACCTGCCCGTATATGTCAGCAACTAAGGAAATTACATCCATACACTAAATGTACGAAGTTCCCCTTGGCTTAGTCGTTAGTTTCAAACTCGCTATCTTTTAGCTTCTTTTTCTTAGGCTGAGGTCGGGCGGCGGCGGCGGTACGCCTCTCGCCGTGCGTAAGTTTTTCTTCGCTAGTTATGGCACTTTTCTCAGTCTCTTTCAAGAAAGCCTCTAGCCCACCTGCGGCTATGGTTGTAAGGGCTTCTTTGGCGGCCTTCTCAATAATCTTTCTTTCGGCGGCAAAGTCCTCATCTTCTATGGCCTCTAGTTCGGCTGATAGGGCAGTGGCTTTCTGTATGTTGGCATACTTAGTTGTCCACGTCTTATCACGGTCTTTGTCCTCGGCGGCTACGGGCGTTATGGCGGCACGCATACACTGCTGAAACAACTCCTGCTTGGCTACATACAACTGCCACTTGCGGGTGCTAGAGAATATAAAGGCCGCTAGAGCCAAAGAGACATATTCTTCTTGGCTTAACTCTATAAGGCTATTTTGTAGGTCTGGGTCGGTGATGTTGGCCCGTTTAAGAGCTTCTTTTTTGCGCTTGCTTAAATCCCGTTCATTTTTGATGGGAGATTCTAGGCTATACACAAAAGGCATATAGGCGCATATCTGCGGCCCCGCCGCCTCACCTATTGGCAGCGTTAATAAATGGTCTATGCACTCCTGAAATTTTGACTTGTCCATTGCTAGAATAGACCGTAAGAAGCACTTTTTTCTGCCTTCTTGGCCTTCGGTAAAGATAGCCCCTTTATTTCAGCCACAATCTTTGCCGCCGCATCTTTAATTGTAGGGGCATCTAATGTATGCACCCCGCCCCTTTTGATGCGGATATTATGCCCCTCAAACCCCGCCGCCGTAAAGTTGTGGTCTATGAGGGCTGGCTTTAAGGTAACATACTCGGCGGGCGTATCTACCACCTTGCCCCCCACCATCGTATGCCCCCCACTACGGAACACCATAAAATACATGCCTGAATACACCTCAATGGTGTGCTTGCTGGTAGCGTATGGGTTGTTTGTTTGTATCGCGTTCTTTATATTGAACGCATGGGTAAGCACGGCCCGTAGCCGTGCGTGTACCGCATGGTCTATCTCCTTACGCAATAGGGCTATTTGCTCTTTGGCCCATTTGTTGGGGTCATGGGCTTGTGCTGCTGGTACGTTAGCCAAGAACATCGCCTCTTGGGGGATTTGATTACCCGCGAGGTAGGCTTCATATTTTTGAAAAGGGACATCCATTAGGGTTGGCTAGGCGGCGGCTGCTGATTTTTGTTGCTAAGGTATCTATCAAAGCCCGTTAATCCAAATAAAGAAGAGATAAAAGCGACCAAAGTCCATAAAACCTCGGAGAAATGCTCCCACGCAAACACATTGTCTTTGTATAGTTTGTAGCAGAAGATGGCTATAACCAACTGCGCCCATGCCGAAAACGAGAAGGCGGTCATGCGCTTGCCTGACCACTGCCCATCAAGGTTTGTTAAGGTAGTTCTGAGAATAGTAAATAAGCGCATACGGCAAATATGGCGCATTTACAGAGGGTTCGCGGGTATATACATACAAAAGGCGGCTACTGCCGCCCTATGTACAAAACTATCTAAACCATGAAAAACTATGCAAAACAATTAACTATGTCCTATGATTCTATTTGAGGCTCATCTTCGGCCTCATCATCTTCGTCCGTCAATAAATCTTCGTTGTCAAGATACACAAGTTTTATTTCGGCATCGGCTAACCGTTCCGAGTGGTTCTCTAAGCGGGATTCTATCTGGTCTAGCCGCGCCTCATCGCTGGCAATAGCCCTCTCGTCTTTAGTAGCACGCCTATCCATGATAACTAGGTCTATGGTCATGCTCAAAACTTGCATACACAAAACAACCTCGGTATTCCAAGGGATAGCAGTCGGCCCTAGTATGTGGGCCAGCAGATATAGTGTTACACATATATCCCACCAGAACGATACAAATTTTATCATGGCACAAATATAACTAATTGGTAAGTATTTGCATCAAGCCCCGATAGTCTAATTCATTTTTTTTGCGGGATGGGCCTATGGCTACCATAGCCTCTAGTGCCTGCCCCGCCGCCATCACATCATCAAAGTGTGTTCTTTCCTCAAATGTAAACGACATAAGGCTTTCTACAAACGGCGGGAAGGGTATGCGCCAGATTTCCTCTATAATGTCATACGGCAACGGGCATAGGATAGGGTCATTGCCATCAATAAACCTATCTATAAGCCCTATCTTACCTTGTATAACCTTGCCCGTTGTGTTGCTGGTGCCAGCCTCGGCAGCGTTTTCTACAGAGTATTTGCCTGTTAATTCATAAGCAGTATAATAGTAGTCTTGGTAACCCCTTTCATTAAAATAATCTTGCATACCCGTCAAGTTTGCTTCGGGGTTTATCTTAAACCCGTACACATGGCAGGCCATAATGCAGTCTTCAAAGTATTCTTGCAAGGAACTAGGGCGGTGGTCATAATACAAGAACCAACATGGCCCTGATGGTATCTTCTGCCCCGCCAACAATTCACTAGTAGGCTGGTAGGGCATAACCCCTATAAGCCCACCACGGGAGCCTGTCGTTCTTGACTGCGATTTTTTAAAGGGGTCGGCCCCCAAGAACCCATATACGGGCGTAGAGGGTGCCCACCGTATTACAGACGTTGAAAAGGTTGTCTGCACGTTGCCAAATTTCTTGGCTTGTGCGTTTAAGTCCTCTGGCAGCCAAGATACCCAAAATCTACCCTCTGGGTCGTCCACCCATTTGATTTCTGTTTTGGTTTCATTCTTCCAAGCAAAGTGCCCCCGCCTAGCCAAATCTTTATGGTAGTCTAACTTGGCAAGAACCTGCTGCAACACCGCCAAGTTAAACTCACTTTTACCATTGGCAAGCCCAAAGATTTCGCTTTCACTAGAGGGGTACTTGCGCATATATGCCGCTATCTTAGAGGCATTGCCTTTGAAGGAGGCTATGTGGGCATCCCGATATTTCTTAGCCCCCCAGCCCCTCTCGTATATGCTAGATTGCTTTTTAAATCTTTCTAGCAAATACTCTTTCTGGATGGCTGTAGGCTCGATAATAATGGATTCGCCATACGGCCCGATAAAGCCCTCTTGCCCATCCCATGTAGGCATGAATATCCGTATAAACCTATTTGCCGATGGGAAGTGCGTATTTTTTACATCGTCTTCTTTATAGAATGGTTCGGCCTCATTCCATAGGATGCGGAAGTTCTGTAGGCTACCGCCTACTTCATCTACCGTAGTGAATATGGCCCCCATGCCCTGACGGGCGGGGCCAAGCATCATGGTCTCTGATACAACCTCTATAACTTCGTTGATATTCCCTGGAGACCCTAACTTACCTGCCTCATCAAAATACCAGATGCGCAGCTTCTCGCCATCAAGTGCGTGGGCTGTTGAGGGGGCATAGACAACCTTGCTTTCTAAATGCGGGAAAATTAACTCTTTGCCAGGAGAACGGCCCTGCTCAGAGTTAGAAGATGGGCGCAGCCACCAAGGCATCTTACGGTGGCTTCTATTTATGCGCCCAAAGTTCCGCTTGGCAGTACGCTCGGTATTACCTTGCAAGCCGCCTACGGTGGACTTGTGCAAAGATATTTCCCGATATACTAGAGACAGGGCTTGATAGGTAGCTCCTTCACGGCGGGGCTTACATTTTATCACCCCTAAACAAAAGGGGTCTAGTTTAGCCATGCGCCAGACCGACCAAAAGCGGCGGTCTCGGTCGCGGTATTCTTTCAGCCCCACATCCATAGGGAAGTAGGACAGTTCGTAATAGTGTTCCCCTGTTATGTAGGTGATGGTGTCGTATATGTATATGAATATCCCGTTTTCTATGCGGTTGTATTCTTTGGTCATGTATTCTTTTTGCTGGCTAGAAAGGGCTACGGCCCCATCGGAGTTGTATTGGGGCGCATCCATGTAGGCTGGCTGCGTGGGCACCCGCCATTTGCGCTCGTTTAGGGGCTTGTCGTAGTTGATTATATCGCTATTGGATGGTATGGGTGGCGATACAGATAGGTAGCCACGTATCCACTCGTATATGCGGTTGTTCTCTATCCACCGTTGGCCTTCATCCCCTGGCAACAATTCTTTTTTAGAGGGGTTGTATATAATTCTCATAACTACAAAATAAGGCTATGAGGATAGGGTTGTTTTGCTCTTGGCAAAAAGGGGATACTGGTTATTTCATATCTTTGTTGTGCGGCAATCAATCGCATAACACTCCTTTTTTATGAAACTGGAAGCAGTCATTGTCTGTATAGATTTTGCAGACATTTTAAGCCATACACTCCCCTACACAAAAACGCAGTTTGATAGGTTAGTCGTTGTTACGGACACCCAAGACAAAGACACCAAAAGAGTTTGCGAAATTCACAATGTAAAATGCGTTCAGACCAATGCGTTTTACGCTAATGGAGAAACAGTGGCAAATAAGGCTGCTGGCATAAATGAAGGCTTAAAGGCTTTGGCCCTTGATGGGTGGGTTGTTCAGTTGGATGCCGACATCTATTTGCCTGCTGTTACAAAAAGCCTAATAAAAACATTGTCTCCTAATCTTGATAAGACTAAGTTATATGGGATAGATAGGTTTATGTGCGATTCTTGGGAAGAATGGTATGCGTTCTTGCACAAAGAATACAGATTGCTTTACAAAGAATGGGTATATGTTGATATGTCTTTATTCCCTGTGGGCGACAGAATGGTTCAATACAAAGGCGATGGTTGGTGGAACATCGGATTTTTCCAAATGTGGTGTCCAAAAGAATCAGGCATCTATGACTATCCTGTGGAAATGGAGGGGTACAACCGAACTGATGTAATCCACCAGCATCGTTGGCCTAGACACAAAAAAGAGCTTTTGCCAGATATTGTTTGCATACACATCACAAGCAAAAAGCACGAGAAGGGGCAAAATTGGAAAGGGCGAGGCACACCTCCGTTTGGCCCACAAAATTACGAATTAGGAGAATCAATTAAAAGAAAACAGAGTTTTATTGATTGGCTGTTTTGGTGGAGGCACAAGCATCACAAGCATGAACATCATCAATCATAACAAATTTCGTTCGATTATTTGCGCAATCTATTTGGGGTATATTATATTTGTGTCGTAAATTAAATACATTATAGGCGTAAATACCTTTAATGGTGTATATATAGCAACATTACCTAAGTATAACGCTCCAAACGCCCCTACTCTACGCAAATAATATTGCGCTCATCCACAATGGCCGTGCCATCTTCACAGACCGTCTGATACATACGGAAAACAAGTGCTTGCTTGCCCTCCAGAGACTTTAGGTGGTCGGGCGTTTTTACTATTGTGCAAGATTGCGCATCGGGGTTTTCTTGCCACTTGGCCTGCGCTATAAAGCTCGGCTTTATAGGTGTGTCTATGGGCTGTATTTGTACGGTGCTAGGGTGTAGGTATCTATCAATCATACCACAAAGGTAATCCTATTGCTTGACTTTTATAGGCGGCATGTAAAGCTATGGCTTGACACGGTTTTCTATATACATCCTAAGATTATTATGGGCGTTATCTATGGCTTTGCGCATGTGAGTGTGGCTAACGCCATACTCGTCGGCTAGCGCATCTATGCTTGCCTTGCTATGCTGCTGCTTACGCAGCAATAACCCATCGGCTGTGGTGGCATAGAACTTGCGTTTGAGGTTGTTTACCGCTTGCTCATCTATGGCAGGAGGCCGTTTATCTGCTTTCTTCCAGCCAATAGCTATTAGAAAGTCTCTGGTATCGGTTACCCTATGGTTGTCGGCGGAGACACATAAGTAGGTTACGGTTTTATCTATCCCATCAATGTGTATGCTATGTATTTCTATTAGGTGGCTGCCGTAGGTCAGCTTGGCCTTGGCTGGCAGTATTTCGGCCATCTCCGTTTCATATAGGGCCATGTGCCCCATGTCGGCCTCCCGACAAAAAACAAAAACTGATTTCATAGGCTAGTTGGCGCAAGATGTCAAGAAGCCGCCAATGCGTACTTCTTGCTCGTATTCAAATACAAAGTACCCCCTATACAGCCCTACGTGCATTAGGATGGCTATCTTTTCAAGATTTTGGGCGTGGGTGCCATGAAACACAAACGTATTGGGAAAATACTTGCGCACGTTTTTAGCGGTAGCAACCATGCCATAAAGATAGCAACCATGCTTAGGCTATGGCTTGTTTTTCTAAGAAGATGATGGCTTGGGCACGTGCTTTGTCTTTAGTTGTCTGCGCTGGCCCAATGGGCTTATTGTTGTGGAGGACTAGGTGCCCGTGAGGATGCGGAAGAATCCGTATGCCTACACGGGCAAAGTCCATGTTTAACTTATGAAGCAGTTTTTTCTTCATTGGACTGGCACAAGGTCTTCTTCTAAAGCGGGGCCACCGCTCTCTAATACAGGTGTAAGAGACCTGGTGCCTTCGGGGTTAGACAGCAGCCAATCAATAATATCGTTGGCACGTTTCTCTGGCCTATCAACGTTTTGTTCGGTGGCTTTGTCATAGGCCCACACTCTAAGGCTTATGAGTTGTTCGTTGGGTACGGGAATCATAATTGCTGTTTATGGGTGGTCGTGGACATGGAAACACATTTAGCCCCATTTTTAAGCAGTTGTTGTTTCTGCTCGGTGGTTATGGGGGTTAGGTTACGTTGGCGCGGTGGGGCATAGCACTTTTCAAGCGGGGCATGGTAGCCCTCAACAATAGCGCGTTCACGCTTGTTGTATATGGGCACCCATGTTTTACCTCTACGCTTGTAAACTGGCATGGCTATTGGGTGGGAACAGTTGGTCTTCTGTAAGAGTTTATTTTGCGTGGAACACAGACTCTATCTCTTCTGTAAATGGAATCTGTGTCTTGTTTTCTTTTAGCCCTTCTAAAACCGTATCATACGCCTCTTGTGGGCTAGAGAACTGTTTAAGCCTAATCCCAAAAGATACAGACGGTTTTTCTATATCAACAGGGATAAGCAAATATAACCCATCAGAGTGTGCTTGCTGAACAATTTTTAGGTTGTTCAACGACAAAACCTCTAATTCTTTTGCTGTTAAAGGCTTGTTCATTGCTATTCGGGCTTGTCAAGGGTGGAGATGGTTAAACGCTGGTGCGATGGCTCAAGCACATCTATGCTGCTTATGGAAATAAGATTAAACTCATACCAATAGCCAGCCTCATCAAGTTCTTTTTCTATGGCGGTTTGTAGTTCTGGCGTACATATACGGTAGCCATCTGCATCTACAGTAGCAAGACCATAGTCGTCGGCTATGTTAGCAATCTCTATCTCTGCTATGCCAAATATGCTATTAAGAGCATCGGCTACTTGATACTCTAGCAGCGTTACAATAGATTGTACGGCATTATTTAGCGACAGAAAGCCGCTTAGGTCGTCTTGGATTTCTTTGGCAGTAAACATAGGCGTTATTGCTGGTTGTTTGGGTCGGCTGTGTCGTTGTCTATTTTTTCAAGCAGCATTTTGGCTAGCGTAAAACTAGCAGATACTATCTCTTTTTTGCGGCAATCACCACCCTCTCGCATTACATGCTGTGCGTAAATAGAATCACTTGCCAATATGCCTTGCATAGCACTGGTGGCAATAGCCTCTAGGCGTTCTGCTGTTGTTTTATTGTGCATGGCTATGAGGGGATAGCGTCTAAGTCTTTACTTAGAAGACATGGTATGCAAGAATATTCGGGCAGGCTTTCTGCAAGAATTACATGAACACCCATAAAGCCGACCCTTTCTGGGTCTGTGTTAGTGGGCTGCATTGACCTTACCCAATCATATAATTTAGGGCTAACGGCTACTGCGTTGTGAAAAGACAACACAGCCTCATTACATGCCGTTGTTAGCATCTGCATTAGAGCAGACTCTTTGAAGGTGTTGGTTTCCATAATTTATGATTCGAAGGGAGAGCCTTGTAGCACTTGACAAAGGTACAACACTTTTTATTATCGCAACAACTAATTTGGAAAAAAAAAGATGTACGCAGATTTGGAAATAACCTTAGGTATGTATTATCTTTGTTGCAGTAGTGGACGGAATACTCCGTATGCCATCTTATAGTGCATCCCAGATACTACTACACTTGCCTACATAACACGTGGCTTGGTTCAGGTCAATGCGCCCAGTGTTATACAGTAATGAAACAAGGTTCAAATCCTTTACCTTCATACTTCGGTTCCCCCACATTACTACCCATGCACGGTCATACTAAACCATACAGTATGATTAGCATAGATTAAAATATTTAAGTATTTTAACAGGGGGGGAATATAACTATATCCTAGCCATATCCTCTCTCTACCCGCATACGCTCCCCAATAGCGCATACCTTTCCCTATATACAATAGGCGGTGAGGCAAGCGCCAACAGCGCGGAGCCAAACCCGCCGATACCTATAACCTAGCAGCGGTATATTACCACAGACACACCGAATACGGCGCTTAATTGTACGCTACGCTACAATACGCGCCAAAACATACAAACTACCAGCACGCACGCTTGTGTACGCGCAGGGCGCTACCACCGCGCGCTAATCACAAAAAAAACACTACTAAGCTAGGTTGTAGGCAAGCGCTACAAGCGCGTAGCCGTATAACAACCGAAGCGGTCTAAAACCTACACGGCTTAACCACCCTGCTACAAAGTACGCGTACATTCCTACAGAATGCAGCTTGTTTCCCACCGAGGCTAACAAATACGGAGCCGTAGCAAATACCCGTCAATATGAAACGAAAGCAGTACATATAGCAGCGTAAAGCATACGTGCAGACAGAATGTTATTCGTAGCAGCAAACTCAGAGTGGCAGGAGGGTTTACCGTAGCGCATAGTCAGAATGGGCGGAGTAACATATATACACCCCCGCCTGCCGAGCAATCCCCCGACGGAAAGGGTGTGAGGGGGTGGGGTCGGGGTGTAATAGGCGGGGCAACGGGTGCAGGGCTTACGCTTACCGCGTATCCCTTGCCCTTAAGAGCAAAGGGGCGGGGTGCATGTATCCAAGAGTCGGGGTGCATGTATCCAAATAGATACAGTCCGACGATGGTTGTATCTAAATAGATACATTCTATGGGTGTACTTAACATAATGAAGGCTCCTACGTTTGGCTGTACGGATTTAGGTAGGGCTATGGTACGTACGTTTCAAGGAAACGGGCTTCGTTATGTTAAATAGGATAGAGAGGGGTGAGGGAAAGGGGGAGAGAGAGGCGAAAGAGTAGGACTCCCATAACTAGTCTATCTGCTAACTATCTCCTACTATCGTATATGTTACCCGTATCGGCTAGCCTATGGAGATACTTACCCCATACATATATCCGCATCTAAGGGCTACCTATGCGGTCTGGGTGCCTTGTAAGAGTTGGGGCCGTTCAGTTTGATTTATGGCATAGTGCCTATTTGGCAGTGGTATGTGTTGGGCTGTGGTGGCAGTTTGTTAGTAGAATGTATGTACGTTATTCTGTACATGTTTAGGTAGGCATGATATACAACGGTTTGGGTGTATGTAATAGAGTTTCGTTGTATCTATAAATAAATTAACCTATGTAAGTTACGCGTAAGTTTTTCGCTGTTATTTAAGTATTTGCGTAAAACGGGCGTTCTATATTTGAAGTATCAAACAGGGTGGCAATGGTGCTACCCTATTATCATCTTCAACATGAAAAATTTTTGGTTCGCTGTTACGCACGCTGGCTACTCTGACGCTTGGGGCAAATGGGGTGTTTGGTTTTGTATAGAACACATACAAGCTACGTCTAAGGTACTAGCCGTCGCTGCTGTTGTAGAACGGCTGGCCTGTGCTGGGTACAATGTGCAAACAATTAAAACGCGTCACGTTAATCAATAAACCCTCTAACCATCTAACCAACATGACAAAAGCACAGTTTGACATAAGCACAGAAAAGGTAAGGACTTTTGGTGGCTTATCTTGTATCATTTGTCGCACTACCTACAAATGTGTAGAGTACAAACAGGCATACGCCTATTGTGGTCTAAGAGAGGCCCGTTCTAAGTTCCGCGCCTATGTACTTGCAGAAGATGCCAAATGTATTTGGAACGAACCCGTAACCGTCTAACCCTCAACCCAACACCAACACGAACATGACAACGATTGAAACACCTACACAATACCCCTTGCTTGAAGCTAAGAGATGGAAACATCCCGATAGCTACATGGGAGAGCAATATGATAATTGCTTTGTAATGTATAGCAGAACCGGTGATAGCGGCATACTGCTAAACAGTAACTACGAAACAATTTTAGACCGTTTAGGTATAACTACGACGGAAACAGATACAGAATTTACAGCCTGTTTTGGCCATTGGGCGTGCGGGCATGTAGATGCTATCCTAATACGTGAAGATAGCCCAAAGTTGGCAGAATGTGAAGCCATCTTGTCAGAAATAGAAGACTATCCAAGTTTGGATGAAGATGACTATTTTGAACGTGAAATTGAAGAGATGCACGAAGCATGGGCGCAAATGGATAGGCGCGAACGGCTGCAAATTATACGTTCAGGCATAATCAAGTATAGCTATTTAGACTATTTACAAGGTGCTGACTGGCATACCATGTACCCCGAATGGGCCTATGAAACCATACAAAACTATGTAAACTACTAACAGCCCACCCAGCGCACACAAGCCATAGGGCTTACACGGTTCGTTACCGTATGTGCGCTCAGAGCAATGCCGCTCTATTTTAACACTTTTACCAATGAATAACGACCGAATGTACAGTAAGGCGGTTAGTCTTTTTGCAGGCTCTTACACCCGCAGCAAGAATAACGCAAGTGCAATCAAAATGCTATCTCAATCGCGCAACCTGTTTCTAAGGTTACAAGATGTCGGATACATTCACCCTAACCCAGACTACCAAACGCCATGGGATATGGCCAGAGCTTGCCACAGGTTAATAAACAACCGTCTAACCGCCTAACACTTTACACCTTTTCACCCCTTACCCTTACCCGCCCGCCCGTGCGAAAATACGGGCCTATGTTATGAGAACATTACAAGAGATTAAATGGGCTAACAAGCTAATCGGGCACCACTTTTTTGACAAAGGTGCGCTGCGCTTTTTTGCCTCGCGTTTCAGTGAAAAAACATTTGCAGGCTCAGAAGGCTCAACGCTGTTTGTGTCTTCTGAAAAATGCACATTTGGCGAAGGCCATACACGCAAATACAGCCTGCGCAGGTCTCTGCATAGCGGGGCTATTGATACCGAAGGTGAGTTCCAAGCCTACACCGACATAGGCACAGCCCTATACCATGCAGCGCGTATAAGCAAAGAGGAAACGGCCTTAATACTCGCCTAAACCCATGCGCACCCTATCCACCCTTTTACTAATAGCCTGCCTAGTGTGGGCTATACATTCAAACCGCCACCTTTTCACCACCAAACCCGCCGCGCAAGTGGCAACCCGATAAGATGAGAACTATTGAAACAACCGCCTATATGTTTGCCGAGCTTTCAGAAGAGGCAAAACAAAAAGCTATTGAGCAGCACCGCTATTTTAACGTAGAATACGGCGAATGGTGGGACTCAGTATATGAAGGGTTCAGAGAAACGCTCAAAGAATACGGCTATTTTGAGCCCTCAGATATTCTTTTTTCTGGCTTCAATTCGCAAGGGGACGGGGCGTGCTTTGAGGGCACTTTTGACCTAAAAAAATGGGTTGAAGACAACTATAAAGGCACCCGCTTTGCTAAGATATGCGAAGCATACGCAAGAAACAAGGTAGGCATAGCCAAAAACCTATGGTTTAATCAATACTGCCACGAAAGAACGCGCTATATAGACGCTGGAGATGTTTTTGAAGACCTGAAAGACGGCATGCCATACGGGCACTGGCCAAACCTAGAAGCGTATTTGTATGCCATTTGCGATAAGATAGCAGATGAGGCAACCCAAGAATATCGCACCCTTTGCAAGCAACTGTATAAAGACCTAAAAGCCGCATACGAAGACCTTACAAGCGACGAGGCCGTATCTGAGTCTTTAGAAGCCAACGAGTACGAATTTACAGAGAACGGCGAACAAATCTAAACCCCAGCCCAACCCCTACCAAGCATGAACACTCAAAAATTCACTGTGAAATTCACTGTGAAATTCACAAAAAGTGTATTTTCAGATAGCTATGAACATAGCTTCACAAATGAAAAGGACGCAAAAGATAGGGCTAAACAATTAGCCAATAAAGGTTATAAAGTTCTACTAATTATGCCAGATGGCTCAGATAGGCAATACTACAAATAGACTAACCCAAGCGCACACAAGCCGTAGGGCTTACCTAGTTCGCTGCTAGATGTGCGCTCAGAGCAATACCGCTCTATTTTAACACCTTTAAAAATGACAACTTGCCACAACCAAACCGTAAACGGCTTGCATGAAGATGCAAATTTTTACCAAAAATTCATGCGCAACCATAACGGTAATTTAGCACAGTACGGCTATGCAGATATTGCCGCCTTTCGCACCCATGCAGCCAAATTACTAGCCGAGGGGCAGAGCCTTAACGCATGGGGGTTGCAAGGGAATGGGCATATACATGCCCTTTACAACCCGCCTGTTAATGGCTGGAGTGGCTTACAGACAGGTAAGCAGGCAGCCCTACGTGCCGCAACCGTAGCCAACCAACTAGCCCACGTTTAACCCACCCTACCACCATGCAAACACATACGCAAGCCGATAGAAAAGCGGCCCTATTAGACCAGATGGCAAACATTATATCGGATAACACCGATAAGCCCTACACCGTTTACAAAGACTTAGTAAGTGGCGTAGGCAAGCCCATAGCAACGCAAATTTTCTCAGACCTATCAACCAGAGGGGGGATTGTGGGCAAAATTTCCTCTATGCTTTTCAGACACGCAAAGCGAACCACCTAACACCCCGTAACCATGAACACAGACAATACCACCGACCTAGCCGTTAAACGCGGCCAATGGGTATGCGAGATACCCCACAAGTCCGCACCCTTTGCCTATCAGTCTAGGATAGCGCAAACAGATGCAGACCTAAGAGACCTACATAGTTACCAAGTATTTGACAGCCTAGAGGAGTTGCAGGCATGGGCAGCCGATTACCGAGGCCACCAGTACCCAGCCGTGCAGACAGCCGTATTACTAGCTTTTTAATAACCCACCATGTAATATCCGCGTAAGTAATTACGCATATTTCAATCAACGCCGCCATACGGCCCTATACCTTTGTACTACCAAACGGGACAACAACATGAAAACGCTTCGCAGCTCATCTTCTAACAAATTAGCCTCACTTGGTTCTATCTGGGGCGCAACTGTTTTCTTTTATGACAAAAACGGCAAAGAAGTTTGTCGTGCCATGTCTACGCCAAACATCAAAGCGGCGGTTATGAAAAAGCTAGGCAAAAAAATTGCTTATGCCAACTGCTCTACTTGGGGCAGGCTAACCTATGCTACCTTGATGGAAGAAGATGGCAACCGCTATATGTGTCAAGAAGATATTGATAAACTTTTTTCCCAAGTTGCTTTCCCTAAAAAATAACCCCTACCTTGCGGTGTACAGGCAACCGCTTTTTACCTTTTAACACCACCCCTTAACGCATGGAAACACTAAAAGACTTAGAGAAATACCCGCCCTTGGCTATGCGCGTGAGCGCATACGGGCAAGCAGTAATATGGGCAGGCCCCTTGCCAGAAGGCTCTAAGTGGTGGGCAAATACACTATTTGGCACGTATGGCAGCATTGCCTATACCAAGGCCCATGTATATGTTTCATACGGAACCATTTGGCACCGATACCAGCGCAAGACCTTTGAAAAGGCTGTAAGGTCTTTGCTAAAAGAGGGCACCCGTGAGCCAAGATACATGGATATACGAGATAACGGCGGCCAAACCATAGACCTCTATACTGTATGGTTCACAGGCCGCTATGCAGGCCGTGAACGTAACACCACAGAGTATGTGGCTATGTCGGCGACACCATTTGCTCCACATGGTTTTTGCCAACACGGGGAGATAAGCACATCTCAATACCCCAAGCAAGGTAAAAAAATATCTTTTGACGACTTGCCCGACGACTGCAAAAATGTAGCCCTTTGGGACTACCTATGCACTTGGGGCTTGGCAGAAAGTAACGGCTCATACCCACCCACCGACACATTCATTTTTTAACATGGAAAACAAACAGCAACTATCACCAGAATACGCGCACCTAACTAGCACATGGCTAGAAACGCTACACCAACGGGGTAGGGACTACTTAGAGCTAAGGTCTATGCTATACAAAAGCCCAAACCAGCGCGGCCCTATTAAATTCCTTAGTGTTGGGGCTGCATTGGGGTTGGAGCAATCGTATGCCCTTGCTTACCCCGACCTGTTTAGCATGAAGCAGATGGGGCTAGACGACTTTCTAATCACCCTAAAAGATGGAAGGGCTGTTTCGTGTTGCAATGTCAAATACCACCCTGAAATGAATAAAGTGTGGGCAGGGTTTTGGGAGGATGGCTCACACAGAGACGTAGCGACTGACGACATTACCGACACTGGCCTTGCCCGTATTCTAACCCTTTGCAAAATGGGCGTATTCGCCTAAATATTATGTACTCGATTGTAATACCCACAAATCAAGGCTTCAAGTCTAAGCCCTACGGAGACTTCAAGCAAGCAACCGCCGAGGCATACAAGATAGCCAGAGACCTATCGCTGGAGGTTTGGATAGAGCCAGAGGGCAGCACCACAAAACTTATGCACCTTAACCCTGCACCCAATTTCAAACTCCAAACCAGATGAGTACGCTAGACAAAATTGAGCTTTTAGAAAGCCTTATCGGCAAAGAGATTGAATGGCACCAAACCGTATCGGGCCAACTTACAAACTATTATGGCACATTGCTAGATGTTTGTTTTGGTCGGGCATTAGTTCAAAGTCCTATTGGTAAGTATCACCGATACAACCCAAGTATTTCAAGCATGAGCAACATTCAACAAAAGCGCAACTAGCAATGCAACCGCGCACAATATACCGCCTCACCATGTACGCGGCCATCCTAGCCGCCGCCGTTGCCCTAGCAAGCTGCACCGCCTTTCAACCCCTTTATTCACCCACTTGCCCCGTGTATCGGGGCGCAACCCACAGATAATATGGCACACAATATGTCTTATTGCCGTTGGCAAAACACCCTTGCAGACTTCCGAGACTGTGTAGATAGTTTGGGGGATAAAAGCCCAAATGAATTATCGCCCCCAGAAAGGCAGGCATACTTCGATATGCGCTCTCTTGCCGTTGATTTCTTAGAGCAAGAAGGTTACAACGTAACGCACCCAGACGATATTTCAGAAGACTAAGCTATGACCATCCAAGCAGACCAAGCCGAAGCAATCCTAGACACGCTCTACACAGAGGCCGTGCAGGCATGTGCATACGAACCCGCCATGCAAGAATGGCGCAAGGCATCCGAACGATGCGAACAAGACCCTAGCACCTCTACCCTAGCAAAGGCCATACAGGCCGCAGCCAAGTGTAAGGTATATACAACTGCCTTTAACGGCAATGCGTTTAACAGCGCAGCCGCTAGACACCTAGAATTACGGTTTGTGCGCTCTCTAGTAGAGCGTAGAATTGTAACCGAGGCCGTAGCCAGTGAAGCATTAGCCCCACTAGGGAAGGCAGTGAGGCTAGGCAAATGGTCTGGCGCACCGCTTATGCAGGCCGTAGCCATTCTTTCTTAATTCATCCACTTAACACCCCACCCCATGAACGCGCAAATACCCCCAACCATTTACCCCACCCAAGAGCAACTGCGCTCAGGCCAAACCGTTCGCACAACAAACGGCATCAAATTTAAACTCATTATCAAAGGCAAGGAAGGCCAATGGTACACAACTGCCTTTAACGACTATGCTCGCATAGAGGCCGTAGATACTTATTCGCTTGCTGGCGGCGGTCATAGTTCATCTGTGATTGAGAGCATACTAGACGTGCCAACCCACAGGCACATTGAATACGAGAGCCTTGTGCTTGCTTTTTATGACGGGGCTGAAGAACTTTTGGAAGACCTTTGCGGCGGCGCAGCCCCCGAATTTGAAGCCCTTAACGAGGCTGGCGATTTGGGAGACTATATTGCCGATGCCATAGCCACCCAACTAACGGCGGCAATGGGCAAGGATATAAGCTGGGCAGACATGGAAACGGATGTGCTTGCCTTTCTTGAATCCGCAAACTCAGATGCCAAAGACAAGGCCGAGCGTGAGGCCGAAGATTGGGAGCATTTTAAAGCCACCCACCCATAGCCTATGTACACCTTTCTCTTTTGGGCAACGGCCCTAGTCTTTTCACCACTGCTATTGGCTATTATGCTAAGAGCCTACAATGCAGCCAAACAAAATGAGCATTACCGAAATTACAACCGTTCGCTTTAACCCCACCCGCCTAACCATGCTTTTACGCATCACACATACCGAGTGCCAAAGCTACACACAGACGTTGCCAAAGGGCACTATACCCGTACCTCTAAACGAGACGGGCAAATTACCTATCAGCCACTTAACCGTGATTGCACGGGAGTTGCTGACATTTTACAACAGCCAAGTTGGCTTCTTTGACAAGCGTACCAATACCCTTTTAATTCAGCCCTTTTAACCCCCACCACGTAACATGACACCCAAAGACCCGCTAGTTAAGTGCATTGAGCATTACAAGCCGAAGGCAGACAGCACCGAATATATGATAAGGGTGAGCAACCCCACCCCTTCATCTATACGCCGTTGTGCCAAGTCTGGCCTATCCTACCCTTCCATCATGGCCCTATCCTTGCAACGTCTTATGAAGTTACGCAAGTGGCTCAAAGAACAAGGCTGTGTAGCCCTGACCGACACGCTCTTTCAGGGCAGCGCAACCAAAGACCAAGTATTCCAAGCCCTAGAGGCTTTAAAGAAATAGTGTGAATTTTGCGTTAAAAGGTGTTAATTATTTTTACAAAAATGAGGGCTTCTAGCCCTCTTTTTGTACCCTCTAAAACGGCAACCCCTCCGCATCTAAAGATGCCGCCAACTGTGGCACCTCCGCATAAAATGCTTTTATGGTTTGCTCTTGGTCATACACTACGCCCGTATTCCTACCATAGGTATTCTTGGGGGTGTACATAGTCTTGGGCGGCGGCGGGGCCGCAATCGCAGGGCGGTTGCTGGCTACATCAAACTCACCAGTATTCATTTTGTACGACAGCATTATGCCATCTTCCCCCGTAAGCCTACCCTCAAATTGCTGATTCCGTAGCTTGTGGACAAACACCTCTGTATTATCCCCATACCCCTGCCCTCTGCCTTCCCCTATGTGCCTATACAGCCATATAAAGTTATCTACCGAGTTCGCCCAGTGGGCCGAGCCAGCAATGCTATATAAGCCCCCCTTCGGGTCTATCTTACCTGCCTTAGTGGGGTGGGCCACAATAAATACGTGTATCTGCAACTCCCTTGCCGCATCCTTGAAAGCAATCAGCATCTTCTTAATGAACATAGCCTCGTCTTTTTCATCCATGCGCAAGTAGTTGTACGGGTCTAGCACTGCAAAGCGTATGCCATATCGCTGTACCAAACTGCGCCAGTCCTCTATCACTTGCTGGTAGGTTAGCTGCGCCGATGTAGGATTGAAAAAATAAAAGTTATCAGTCAGGTAATCTATCGCCTTCACTTGTTCTTCTTTCGTATAGGCTACCGAGTGTCTATCCCCTGGCACATGCGCAAAGTTGAAATAAGGCTTAGAATTTAGCTTGGCGGCAAGGGTGCCTAGTTGCAAGATGTAGTCTTTCTCAGGGCTATGAAAACTACCCTTCCAGCCATGCTTACGGTTTAAGATTATAGCAATTTGGTCTACAAAATCTGACTTGCCAGCGTTGGGGGTGCCAGAAATGGCCGTAACCCTTTCAAAAGAAAACCGTAGATACTCATCAAATTCAGGCCAGCCCAATGTAGCCCCGCCATCTATACCCCTATCGCCTACCTGCATCATTTTCTCTAGCAGGTACTCCTTAGAGTAAAAGGAAACCATAGGCTCAAAGTCGGCCTTTTCAATCAAGTCTTTCAGCCCTTGTGCCCCTAGCGTAGTGAGTACGGCATTGGCATCTTTCATGGGCCTGCCATCTTTGGCTAGTTGGTGTTGCCCCTTAGCATCTTTGGGGTAGTGAACAACCTTGCAGCGTGAGGCACCGAGGCGGCGCATCAGTTCCTTCTTTAGGGGCAGCCCTGCACTATCATCGTCAAGGCATAGGATATGCGTTGTAAATAGCCCTACAAAGTCCTGTACATCGTCTAGCCATTCTAGTTGAGGGGACTGCTGCGAACCATTCGGCACAGAGACTACGTTGCCACAGCCAGCCTCATAGAGGCTCATACAATCTAGTTGCCCCTCTGTCCATATAAGGGCAGAGTTCGGGCGGTCGTTCTTATCCTTTAAGCCGCCATAGTGGGCGGCTATGTGCATCCCAAAAGGTATTAGTTGGCAATCGGCCTCAACCACAAACCGCTTGATGGCATCCCGATACTGAATAAATAGACACTCATAGTCGGGGGTCATGTATGGGAAGGCTATACATGAGGATAGCCCCTTATCGCGGGTTTTTGTAGTGCCATCAGAGGCAACGTATTCTTTGGGGTAAGGAAAGTACCTTTCAGTAGAGTATAGGCCATACGCATAGGCGGTATCTTCTGATATAGCACGAGAGGCTAACCATGTAGATGCGGCGGGGGTAAGCGGTGGCGGCGTTTCGGGTATGTGTGGCTTTTTATAGCTTTTGTGGGGCTTCTGATAGACTATATTAAAGTTGGGGTCTTTAATCTTGCCCCTAAATTCGCAGTTATAGCACTTAAATAGCCCCTCTTTGGGCCATACACGTAGGGATGGCTCTTTGGCTTTCTTGCGGTCGGCCCCGCACTTAGGGCAAATGATATGGTGAGGTGCTTGTTTTTTGAAACTTGTGGCATCAATGCCAGCCTCTTCAAAGGAATTAAAAAGGGCCATAGATGTCAAAGGTAGGATAGGGAGGTGCCTTGAGACAAGCATGGCCTAAAGTAAAAAAGCATAATGTAAGGCTGTGGGTGTATTAAAGTGATGGCTTTTGTGGGCGGCGTAAGGCATATACGGTTAAGGTCGTATCTGTTATGGGCAAATGGGGCATCAAAGATAAAGAAGCGGCTAAGGGATGCCCATGTAAGATTTTCTGTAAAAAGCAAGTATTTGGGCTGTATGGGCTAGGTACTTTTGTGGTGTACAATTAGCCAATCAAACCATGAGCGCACAAGAATTAGCTTTTGAATCCTCCGATACCCCTGCTGCCCCAGACCATGTGGATGAGGACTATATGTGGGGCTGCTGGCTTGAACAGCAGCAGGCCGAGGAAGACTACCTATCCCAAAACCCCGACGAACGCATTTACTAATATGGACAAGCAACCGAGACCGACAAAGGAAGAATTGATGTCGCTTATTGTATCTGTGGAATACGTTGCATCTAGGGCGTGGAATAGCGATTCGGAGTGGCAGGCACTTGACGAAGCCTTAGACCGCCTTTATGCCCCCGAACCTGAAAAGAATCCTTGGGTGAAGATTAGCAAGGGCGGCACAATGCCAGATTCGTTTTGTCTTGTTGAAGTCATAGACGGAGACGATTTTTCAAATAGGTGTTTTGTGATGTTCACAGACCCTACAGATTTTACGCACTTCTATTCTGGCAATCGCTATTGGCGTTACGCAACCCCGCCACCGACTCTCTAACCAATGACCCCCTACACCCCCTTAGAGATTTTTCGCCTTATCATGGGTTGCCTGTTTGCAGGGGCCGTGATAGGTTCCGTAGCCACTTTACTTGTTTTTATCTCACTATGATTGCATCATCGCCCCTAGATGCCTACCTAATTGGGTTGGCAAAAAAGTTTAAGCTCACAAAGGCTTACACGAAAGAAAGCCTGCTAATCCTCCAGACACGGCTATGTGCCGAGATGGACGATGTGGTCGTGCTTACCTATGCCCAAGAAAACAGAGTGCTATCCCTTAGCGGGGTGCGCAATGGGCTGACACTGGAGCCTTTTTACTCACTTAAACTGCCTGTATAGACATGGAGAATGTATCTAAGCCTGAGACTGTGCTTATTAAACACTTAGGGTTAAGCACTCGTGCTAGAACCCCTCTTGTAAGTTTTTTTGGATGGGAAGGTAAGGCAAGCGAAGTAGCACATCTTTCAGAAGCCGACTTGTTGAGGTTTAGAAATATAGGGCGAAAAACGATAAGAGAAATTCGCGAGGCTTTGGCAGAGCATGGCTTGAAATTATCGTCTCAAGACTATCTTACACCAGCAGGTAAGCCTATTGCCCAACATCTTATTAACATAGAAACGCCAACCCTAGACCAAATCCGTGCGGCGATTAAGCCGCTAGAATGGAAGCAAGAGAAGGGTAGTGTTGGGTTCTTTGCAGAGCAAGGGACAGGGCGTTATTGGATAAACATTGGGGCAGGCGGGTGTAAATATCAATTCCCCGAAGACAAGGTGCGTTATTTAAAAGTTGATGGAGAGGCAATAAAATCCTTGTGCCAAGCGCATCATATTCAAAAAGTTCTTAACGCATTTTAGACATGAGCATCATTTACACAGACGGGTTCCCGCACTTAGAGGGTACAATACTTGGCCCCGCACAGCATACCGAAGAATGGTATGCTGCCAGAAACGCCGCCGATATAACGGGCAGCGTTATAGGCGAGTTGTTTACCGATGCACGAGATAAACGGTGTCGGGATATAGCCTATAAGCAGGTAACGGGGAAGCCAGTGCCTAGATACGATACAAGGTGGGCGCAGCAGGCTATGCAGCATGGAACCGACATGGAGCCATTTGCACGGGCGGCAGCCAGCGAGGCTATGGGGCAGCCTATCTATGAGCATAGGTGTATCATTAAGGGCAAGATGCTTGACAGCCCTGATGGATGGTTTGAAACTTATGATGAAGATGGAATTGTAGGTGTAGAAATTAAATGCCCTACTAGCATAGACCGTTTCTTAGATAGCTTTGCCGTAGAAGATTGGCCTAGTCTATTAGAATACGATGCCGTATATGCTCATCAACTATGCTTTCACTGCCGCATGATGGGGGCTAAGTATGGCTTGTTTGTGTGGTACACCAATGACCCCAACCTAATTGAAGCCGATTTGTTTATGCACTGGGTTTTTTTAGACTTAGATGCAGAGGATATGCCAGACCTTGCTTTATATGAGCAGGCACTACAAGAGGCCTACCCACAGATAGATAAGTGGGCTGACAGGTTTGCACGGCAGCAAGAGGACAACAAAGACTTAGATGTAAAACATCCTTTGCCTTTTTAACAAAACCTTACGCAAGATTTCAGTTTTTCAAGACCCATTTCGTACCTTTACAGAACCAATTAACAAGCCCCCAACATGGCAACTAAACCAGAACAAGACACCGCAACTCCTGCCATTTATGCGCAACTACAAGTCCTTATGGGCCTTGTGGAGCCGATTGCTAAGGCCGATTCGCCTAATGGCGCAGTCAAGTACAAATATCGTCGCATAGACGATGTTATCAATGACTTCCACGACAAGTTAAAGGAAGCCAAGATACTTGTTATCCCTACCGTTATTGAGAAGGACTACCAGACCTTTGAGATAGGTTCTAACCGCACAACCATGAACTTCTGCCGCATAACAGTGAAATATACGCTGCTATGCACATTAGATGGCTCTTTCATAGATACGGCTATCTTAGTTGGCGAGGCCAACGATAGCGGCGATAAGGCCACTGGAAAGGCATTATCTACGTGCTATAAGTATATGCTTGGGCAAACATTCTGCATACCATTTGCAGACGATGTGGAGGCCGACAGCAAGCCCGTTGCCAACTCAACCAACTACAACCCCGCCCCTCCTAAGCCAGCATCTAGCAGCAGTGCGCCCGAAAAGCCTTGGCTTAACGAGCCTGCCCTCACGCACATGATTGACTTCATTAAGGATGGTAAGTCTGGCTATGCTGATGTTATCGGCAAGGCGGCAAATTACAGCATCAGCAAAGAAACGCAAGGCATCTTGGCGCAAGCATTTGTGGATGCTGGTATCTCTGAACATTGCCCTGAGCCTTGGATGAAAAACGTAGGATACAAGTCCACTAAAAAGTAGATGTTAGACCAAGAGACGCGCACAAACTTGATGCACATGGCTATCATGCACGCTGGGCAGGTAGTTATCTATATAGATGCACTAAAGGGCGAGAAGTTAGACAGAGAGGTTGCTATGGCGTTAGCACCAGCACGTAACGCCTGCAACAGCCTAATAACCTTAGCAGAGCGCAAGATGCCACGAGAGGCAAATAGCGACTTCTGGGAGGCTATGGGCAACCAAGGCGATATAGCTAGGTTCTCCTTTGGCAACCCTCAACTGCAACGCAACTTTATGACCCTGCAAGAGTATATGGTTGAGCATATCAAGACACGCGAAGATTTAGAGCGATGGACAGAAATGATTGTGGACATCATTACCCTTTAGGCAACTAACATGGCAGGCAAACGATTCAGCGCAGACGACCCTGCCATTGCAGGGCGCATCATAGAGCCTAAAGCAAAGGCCCGTGTAGTTGCTGCTGCTGTATCTAAGAAGCCAGCCAAGGTCAAGCCAGACCCCAAGGCAGTTGCGTCTAAGTACGACTATCTAATCCCTATATACAATAAGATTACGGGGGCTGAGTGGGGCGTTGAACTTGCTTTCCATCCAAAGCGTAAGTGGCGGATGGATATATACTGCCAAGAGTTAATGATAGCCGTTGAAATTGAGGGCGGCATTTTCTCTGGCGGCGCACACACACGAGGGGCACACTTTCTGTCCGACTGTGAGAAGTATAATACAGCCGCCTCTATGGGGTGGATAGTATTACGAGCCATACCGACCAGCAAGAACAATCATATCGCCGAGTGCGATAGCCCACAGTTTCTAGCACTGCTAGAGCAAACCGCAAATATGCGGAGACAATCAAACCTTTCAGCTTAATCCTTCACAATCTTAACCCCCACCACCATGAACTTTATAGAAGCAACCGACAATTAAAGCAAAAAAAGTGTAGATATCTGACAAACAATTTTGTACCTTTAGGGCACAATGGCGCAGAGCTTTTCCTTATTCCCTGAAATAACGGGGCAGCAGTCCAAGTACATAGGGCTAGACCTGACCAGAAACGAATGGCGCATACCCATCGCCATAGAATCTGCGCGTATTGTTTTATCTTCCTACCGCCTGAACATACGTCTTAAAGCCGCCGCATCGGGGCAGATGCCTGAAAATTGGGATAGCCTAAGCGATGGCGAAAAGGCGATGTTCTGCCACATGCACTGCTCCGATGCCAAGCAAGGGTACAATAGACTAGCCGAGTGGCACAGCAAAATGCTATATGGGGCCGATGCTACAGACACTACCCTCCAGCCCTCTATCCAATATAAGAGGGCTACGGCATACCTTAAACTCTTTGAATCACACTTTGGGGCTTCGGCCCGTAAAGACATTATGCAAAGGGCATCCCTCTACAAAGAAGCTAAAGACGAGGGGGCTAGTGGCCCCGACATGATGCTAATGCCTTTCCCCATGCTTATAGAAGATGAGAAAGAGACTATGCTAACATTCTTTAACAATAGCCCTGAATGGGACTACAGACTACAATGGCCAGAAGGAGGACAGATATTAATAGAGCCAGTGCGTTTATAGAGCAACGCTGGGGCCAATACTCAACGCCAGACCTAAGCAAACTATGCTTAGACCCCAACTACCCCCCTGAGCAACTAGCCAAGGACTTAGATGAACTTGCCGATGTCTTGCATAGGCGTGCTGACATAGTAGATGCCGAGGATAAGATAATGCTCAAGATAGGCTGCGGACTCTCTAACATATCCATCGGGTCGCTGCTGATTGTGCCATCATTTAGGCATGGCTTTGAGCCTTTCTTTGTAACACATACGAAGGTGGGCAGGCCATTTGGGTTTGTGTGGGATGCCCGTAATAGGCATTTTAAGCATGAGTTTGTGTATTGCCCTGCCATATCCTCTGCCATACACTTGATGCAAGATGAGAAGTTATTAGACTGGCTTAAAACGCACTTGCATGGGCAGATGCTAGAGAGCAAGCGTGTGCCAGCAGACTTTGATGCTATCGTATTGCTTAGGCAGTTTAAGACGTGGACAGCATTTCGTATGTGGGTGATACAGACCTATGGCAATATCGTTGTAGATAAAGAGACGGATACGCT